GGCAGACCCCAGCACCCCCCGCCCTGGGGCCTGCCGGTGGGCTCGATTCCCCCGCCGCCGATCATCGGCGGACCACTTCACAAGGAGACGATTTGAACATCTTTAGCAAGCTCGCCGCGCCCGTCGTGGGTGCCGGGCTCGCGCTGGGTGCCCTGGCTATGGCCGGAGGAGCAGCCTCCGCGGCCACCGTCACCCCGGGCGTGACGACCACGGTCGTGCTGGACAACGGCGGCTACAAGCAGTGCCTGAACGACAAGGGCGGCAGCCACGCCGCCGGAACCCCGGTGGTGCTGTACACGTGCAGCACCGCCGCGAACAACCAGTGGACCGCCTTCCCCGACAACACGCTGCGGCCCGCCGGTGACACCAACGTCGCTCTCGCGGACGTGTCCGGCAAGGCAGTCCTGGAGCCGGTGGGCGGTACCGGCCAGGACTGGTACGTCCGCGCCGACGGGTCGATCATCTCGGGCCTGTCGGTGCCGGGGTCCTCGATCCTGAAGCTCAACGACCCGGGATTCAATGCCGCGAACGGCACGCAGCTGGTCGTGTTCAACGAGACCGCGGCGACCGGGACCAACGAGCACTGGTATCTGCCGAAGGCCCGGTATGCGACGTCGAAGCTGTCGGCGCGGCCGGACTCGGGCAACGGCGGGAACAACTGGGCCAACGATGCGATGACCCGCGGCTCGATGGTCCTGTACACGGGGGACGCCAGCACCGGCGTGCACTCCTACCAGGGCAGTGTCTACGACAACGGCACGTTCTACGGGGTCGCCGGGACGCTCACCCCGAACCAGGGCGGCGCCTATGCGACCGTGACGCAGGCTGATTCGACCACCGGCCAGATCGCCGGGTTCGCGAACTACCTGTTCACCTCCAGCGCGTTCGTGTCCTCGGCGCCGGGTTCGGCCTACTCCGGCAGCCAGCCGTCCACGGGATCCTGGCCGGCGCTGTTCTTCGCCTCCGGTGCGGTCACCGATGGCGGCCTGCAGAACAGCGGGCCGGTCGCATGGCACTGGGGCTATGGGCAGACCAGCAACGACAACTGCTCAGTGAAGGAAACGTGGGTCGACGGGGCCGCCAACTCCAGCGGGAATGTGACCGGGGCGGGCAACATCTTCGGCGGTTCGGGAACCGGTGGCTCGAATGCTTCCTGCGCCACCATCACGGCCGCTGCGCGGCCCAGCATCTACGGTGACTGACCGGCTGATCCCGGCCTAGTGATGGTTCGCGCCCGATCCACCGGGGCCGGGCGCGTTCCACCGGAGACCGGGACAAAGGAACTGATATGACCGCCGTTTACTTCACCGCCGACACGCACTTCTGTCACCGCATGGTGGCCGATCTGCGCGGCTTCGGCTCGTCCGAGGAGCACGACGAGGCGATCATCGCCAACTGGAACCGGGTCGTGCGCCCGAGCGATCTGGTCTGGCATCTGGGTGATGTCGGACTTGGCAACGAGGCGCGCATCCTTGCGCAGGCCGCCCGGCTGAACGGGCACAAGCAACTGATCACCGGCAACCATGACGCCTGCTGGCCCGGTAACCGTGGCGCGCGCTCTCGCCAGCGCCGATGGCTTGAGGTGTTCGAGTCAGTGCAGGCGTTCGCGCGCATCCGCCTTGAAGGGCGGCCGGTCCTGCTGTCGCACTTCCCGTACGAGGACGATCACACCGACGAGCGCCGCCATGGCCAGTACCGGCTGAGGGATGAGGGCATGTGGCTGCTGCACGGCCACACCCACCGGGACAACCGGATCAGCCAGAACATGTGGCAGGTCCCGGCAACTATGAGTAGCCCCGCCGAGGATCGCGGCCGGGAAGTTCACGTCGGCTTGGACGCCTGGACTTTCTGTCCGGCCGGTGAGGCCGCAGTCGTCAGGGTGATCAAGGAGTACGAGGATAGCGTGGCCGTTGTTGCCGAACAGACGGCGGCTTGGATGTGCCAGAGGATTGCCGAATCCCGGCACTCCTGATTCCGCGCATGCGAAAAGGCCCGGCCGCCCCCGATCCCGAAGGATCAAGAGCGGCCGGGCCTCTCGTCTGCACTGGGGGATGTCCCCCGCCTAGCTACTCCTGCGGCTTACTCTCGCGCTCTGCCCCGTCCCCGTGGGCGATGCGCCACCATCCGTTCACCCACGCCAGGAACGCCCGCCAGCGGGCCAGCAGCCTGCTCACGGGTGCGCCCGCCTAGCCTGCTTCTCCCGCTCCTCCCTGGGCTGCCAGCCGAGCGTGATCGCGACCGCGTAGATCCGGTCGAGCAGGAAGTACGCCACGGCCCGCAGCCTGCTCACGGGGCAGCCCGCAAGGCCGCCGTACGCCGCGCCGACCGGGCCCGCAGCGTCACCAGCGTCGTCAGGTTCGGCCGCATCACAATCATGCCCAGGATGAGGTTGACGGCCGACACGACCGCGGCGATCCCGGCGCTCGGCAGGTGCACGTTGAAGATCACCAGTGATTGCAGGATCGTCCCCGCCGCTCCGGAGATCACCGCGACGTTCACCGGCCGGGCCAGGAACGCCGTGACGACCGTGCCGATCGCGGTGGCCAATCCGGCGAGCGTCCCCGCTTCCACCGTGGTGAGGTGACCGAAAGCGATGATCAGGGCGGCCGCGGCGGAGAGCGCGGTGACGTACCAGGCGGCCGGCTCGGCCTTGAGGGTGGCGAGCAGGTTCTTCACGGTGCCCCTTCCTCTACAGACCGTGAGATGCCAGGAAAGCGACGACTTCGCTGATGTCGCGGTCGACGGATGCGGCCACGATCCGGATGTGCTCGGCCAGTTCGCCCAGGAGCGCCCGCTCGCGGGAGACGGCCGGGGGCTCGTCGGTGCTGTCGCCTCCGGCCGGCTGACCGCCCGTGCCGTGCAGCGCGTCGATGTCTGCCCGGAGCGCAGCGAGGGCCTGCGCGTCGATCTCGTCCTCATGCATGACCACGGCCCACGCCTCGGAGAGGCAGGCCTTCGTCCACGCGGTGGTGGCGTCCTGCTCGGCGCCCCATGTGATGTAGCCATCGGTGCCCTGGCCGTCTGCCTTCACCTTGAGGATGCAGTGGCCGTCGTCCGGGTCGGACTCCTGGCCATTGGCGACGGTCCACGCCTGGCTCTCGCCGAACAGCTGGTCGGCGTCGTCGGTGAGGTCGACGCCCACGTAGAGGCCCTTGAACTGCTGCATGGCCGAGTCGCAGGCCTTGGCGTTGGTGTGGTCGACGGGCGCGAAGGCCAGGACCTTGCCGGACCGGTACCACGCGAGCAGGACATCGGCGAGGTTGACGCCCACGTCCTGGCCGTGGTCGTACTTCAGGTACTCCGCCACGAGGTCGTCGCTGGACTCGGGGGTTTCGCTCAGGCCCCGGCAGGCGGCCTTACTCATCTGGTAATGCTCGCGGCCGGCGTACCCACAGTCGCCCACACCGTCCGGGTAGGTGGTGCACGTGGGGTCGGGACCATTTCCGGCCATGCCCCAAGATTCCTTGGCGATCCCGCCCGTGACGTCCACGGGGTAGCTCGGCGCAGGCAGGGGCTCGCTCAGGTACTCGTGCAGATAGCGGATCGGCAGGCGCTCGCCCTCGGGCTTGACGGGGAGCTTGCCGCGCTTTCCGGGCGTGCGGGTGATCACAGGGGTACCTCCGGGCGTGAAAAAGCCCGGCTGAAGCCGGGCGGGGTGAAACGGATTAAACCGGCAGGTCAGATGCTCCGAACTGGCAGCAGCGAGACAAACCACGCCACGGCCAGCGTCGCCAGCCCCGCAGGCTCCAGCCAGTCCCCCGAAGACATGGAGATGGCTCCGGCGGCGATGAGGGTGGCGAGGATGAGGAACAGGGCCGCGAGGGCGGCAAGGCCAAGCACGAGAATCAGCTTTCCGGTCACGGGGCGCTCCTTGTCCGCAGGGACGGTCGGCGTCAGAGGGTGTGGTACGACAGCGGTGCCTTGCCGTCCTGGTCGCCGCCGTCGACTCGCCAGATCGAGAAGCCGTTGCAGTCGGCCGGCGCGGCGATCTCGTAGGTCCAGGTGCCGTTGGCGGGCAGCGCGATCTCGGGGGTCAGGTAGGGCTGGCCACCCTCGTGGTTGATCAGCAGGTGGAACTTCGGCGGGACGGCCTGCATCTCCTGCCAGCCGCCGCAGACGATGACGATGTTGCTGACCTGGCCGCCGGCCCAGGAGAACGCCTCCCAGGTTCCTTTGGCGGCGCTGACCGGTCCTGCTGGCATGTCTTCCTCCATCGGTGGCTGAACGGGCCCGGGCGTGGGCTTGGGTGCGGGCTGCTGGCCGCCGTACGCGAGGGCGGCGAGCTCGTCGATCGAGCCGTGGTAAAGGCTCGCGTCACAGGTGCCGACACCGGGCACGGCGTAGCTGTCGGTGAACTGCCACAGCGTGTGCGGCGTGGACGGTTCGGCGGACTGATAGGCGGCGATCCACTGGACGGGCAGCAGCCCGGTCTCCTGGCCGAATGAGAGGCCCGTGTAGGTCCACAGGTACGGCTTGATCCCGTTGCCGTACAGCTTGACCATCTCGTTGTACCAGGCGGTGAGCATGGCCTTGGCGCCCTGCTCGCAGTCGGCGATGAACACCTCACCCGGCTGGATGGCACCGACGAGAGTGCGGAACGCCCGGGCCTGCGCCGCACCGTCCTGGCCCGCGACGAGGAATTGGTAGATCCCGCAGAAGCGGACGCCACCCTGGTGCAGCGCCAGCCGCCGGGCCCCGCTGTACCAGGCTGTGTCCACGTGGCTGGTGCCGTACAGGCTGCGGATGACGATGGCCTTAGACCAGTTGAGGTAGGCCGCGTCGGTGATGCTGGCCTGGAATTCTGAGCAGTCGGCCAGCAGAACCTTGGAGCCGGACGCGACAGCCCCAGCCGCGTGCAGGGGCAGGTAGCCGGGCTGCTCGCCGGGCACATGCCCGGCGCGGAACGCCTTGAACTCGGGGTTGATGCTCACTGCGCGGCTACCTTCCTGACGGGGCGCCATGCCTTCAGGCAGGTCTGGCACCAGCCTTTGACCGTGCTCGGTGCCGCCCACCGGCCGCATCGCCAGCACCACTTCATGGCTGCCCCCGGCCTGATCCTTGTTGTGCCGGTGAATGTGCGCGATGCGGCGTCTTGTCAGCCGCTCTCCCGTGTGGGCGGGATGGCAGTGGCGGCAGAGGCGGTATGTGATCCCGGTCGCCTCATCAGTGAAGTCGTACTTGGCGTGCCGCGGGCACCACCAGGTGTGGCAGGTGTGATGGATGTACCAGCCGAAGAACCAGACGGTCACGCCGACGAGGAACGACCCGGCTATGCCGGACCAGAACGAGTACCAGCCCCAGTGACCGTAGGGCAGGCCGTAGTCGATACCCCCGGTGTGGACGAGCCATCGCCAGATGACGGCGATCACTGGCTCTCCTTACGGGTAGACGCAGATGCCGAGGAGGATGCGGACGCACACGCTGGACAGCCCGATCTGCACGCTGATCAACGGGCCCGGCTTACCCGGCGGTGACGGCCGCGGTGACGGGGATGGTGACGGCTGCGGCCGGGGCGACGGAGTCGTGGGTGCCGGGCGCGGGCGTGTGCTGCTGGTGCGCGGCCCCGGTGCCGCGGGGGGCAGGGTCGCGCCAGTGCGCCCGGGCCGCCCGCTGGGGCCTGCGCTGGCGGATCCTGGACGTTGTGTCCTGCTGGTGGCTCCCGGGCGCGCACTGGGCCCGGCGTGGCCGCCCGGGACCGCCTGACGCGCCCCGGGCGTGCTCCGGAACGGGGACGGTGAGGCGCTGGGCCGGGGCCGGTAGCCCGGCAGGTGCAGCGGCGGCGCGGTGCCGGTCAGCAGCACGGCCGGGGCGGCGATGGCGAGCAGGGACGCCCACAGCAACAGGAAGGCGGCGATCGTCTTAAGGTGCCCCATCGTCGTCCGGGTCTTCCCGGCGATCTTCCCGGCGGAACTTGGACCACGCGACCACTCTCCAGGCCATAACCGGGGTGATCAGGCCGATCAGCACCACATCTGCCCATGCGGTGACGATGGAGTCGGCCCGGGACAGGTGGAAGAACAAGGCCAGCGATGTGGGGACCAGCAGCATCGCGATCAGGGCATCCTTGACCACGAGGGTGCGCCCGATCACGTTCCTCCACCACTTCGCCCACGCGGAGTACAAGGCGACCCACAGCACGATGGACGCGAAGCCGCTGATCAGGAACACCCGGAGCAGCAGGTCGATGAGCTGTATTTCCGTCACGATCGCCCCTGCGTGATCTGCCGGGCGATGCTCTCGGCGAAGTGATTGCCTGCTGTCATCCGGGCGATGTCGTCGGTGACCTGCTGGGCGTCGCTCGCCCGCCGGCGTGACTGAGCAGCCTCAGCGCGGGCAGCCGCGATGGCCCTCTTCCGCTGGGGGCGGCCCGGCCAGGGCAGCATGGCTGCCGCCAAGCGCCTCACCGCCTTCCATGCGCTCATAAGCCGGCTTCTTCCAGCGGAGGGGGCGCACCCGCCGGCGGTGACTGCCGGGCGAGCTGTATCCCCGCCTGCAGCGCGGCCATCATGTCCCGGGATGCCTGGGCGGCGGCGACCGCTGTGTCGGCCCGCTCCCGCTCGGACGCGAGAGCGCTCTTGAGCTCTTTGATCTCCTCGTCTTTGTCCGCTATCACGGATTTGGGGAAGATCAGGCCGAGGATGAACAGGCAGCAGAACACCCCGGCGACGCCGGCGCTGGACAGCAGGGAGATGAGTGCCGGGTCCGGCATCTCAGCGGGCGCCATGTGCGATAGCGCCGGGGGTGATCCGTGAGGTCGCTTTGCCTGCCGTCATCCGCCCCCCTTGTGGCTCGAGGTCTGGCTCAGGCCGAAGGCGTGTAGGCCATGAAGTCCTGGCCGGTGACCGTCAGCGGCGAGCCCTCGACGCTGGGGTAGAACGTCCAGTACCGCTGGACCTTGGCCTTCAGCGCCCACTGGGACTCTTCGATGCCCATCGTGGTCATCATGCTGTTCAGCAGCGCGGTGAACGCGGCCTCAATCTCATCCTGGTCAAACGTGCCGTAGTCGACCTGCAGATCACCGCTGCTGTCGTACGACCAGTCGAACGAGAACGAGATCGCCGGAGCGGGAACGCCCGTGTTCTGCACCATTCCGTTGGTGCCGATGGGCACGTTGTCGACCAAGGCCAGGCCGTACTGGACGGTGACTACTTTGGCGTCACCGGACGCGGGGAAGTGGTTCGCCACGGGAACCTGCCTCAGTGGGTGTAGGTGATCTTCAGGAACGGGGCGACGCCTGAAGCGGCGTTGTTGCCCGCCCAGTAGCCGTAACCGGTCAGGGCTGTCCCGCCGCTGGGGACTCGCACGCCGACGTACCGGAGGCTGCCCGCCACCATCGCGGCGACCATCACGGTTACGTCGATGACCAGGCCTTGGCCTTCGCCGAAAGCCACCTGGTTGTACTGGCTGGAGAACGTGCCCACCGACGAGCTGGTGGCGGTGTGCGTGTAGAGATAGGCGCCGGTGTCGTACCAGGTGCGCTTGTTCTGCAGCCGCAGCAGCGCTTGGTTGACGACCGCCCCTGACGGGACCGCGTTGATCACGGAGAAGAAGTCCATGATCGAGTACTGGGAGCCCCAGCCACCCGGGTTGCCCGAGGCCTGCCCCTGGTACATGTCGCCGTTGTGGTTCCGCTGACCGCCGGCCGAGCTGTACGACCAGGTGTTGTCGGTGAGGCCCTGCGCAACCTGCGTACCGCCCGACGTGCCGGAGCCGCCCGCCCGCGGCACCCACGAGTTTGGGACCGTCGGGGCGCCCATGTCGTACACGGTGAGAGCCCCGGTGCCTTGCAGGAAGGTGCTGGATGACGTGTTGATCACTTGGATCGCCGGGGTGGCGCCGCTGCTGGCCAGCGAGACCACGAGCCGTAGCGTGCACGCCGCAGTCGTCTGGAACACTCGCATGGCCGTGGCGGATGCGCCGGTAGTGGACACCGTGGCCACGATCGGGACGGTGAACAAGATATCGCTGCTGGTGGTGGGCTGGCTGCCATCAGTGGTGCCGTGGACTCGGACGGTCCCGTTCCCGGCGGCGCTCATCGAGAACCGCATCGTTTCCAGGGTGACCAGGTACGAGCGGTTGGCCTGCAGATCAACGTCGATTTCGTAGAGAGCTACGAGTCCGGTACCGGTGACCGCGGTTGTCGGGTACGGCAGGTTCGCCGATGGAATGTAGCCGCGCTGGATGACACCGGCCGGGTAGGTCGGCAAGGCGTCGTTGACGATCGACTGCCCGTTGATCAGCATGTCGGAGCCAGAGATGACCTGGCCGTTGATGTTGCCCTGGGAGTCGATCGAGGCCAGCTGGGTGCCGTACGGGTCCTGCACGCCGAATGTGTTCGTCTGCCCGGGGATGCCGTAGAACTGCTGCCCCTGCTCGTAGACGTTGCCGAACTGGTCGGTGCCGCCCGTGGGGCTGTTCGAGTAGACCAGGCCGCCGGGGATCGCGATGTTGTCGATCTCGAAGAACTGGCCGGAGGTGGCGTTGGCCGCTTCCAGCACGGACAAGGTCGCCGACAAAGCCCCGGCCGGCACCGTGGCCCCGGTGATCGTCAGGGTCGCGATTTCACCGGCGGTGGTCGCGATCGTGCCCAGGTCGCCTGCTGCCGTGCCCAGGTTCGAGCCGGTGCCGTTCGCCCCGGACCAGAACGTGAGCACGAGCTCCAGCGCCGACAGCGCCGACGGGGTGTAAATGTCCAGCTTCGCTGAGGCGGTCGCCCCGGCCTGCACCACGAACGCGGGACTCTTCGCGCCCCATGGATTGGTGGTCGTCCCGGACGCGGTTACCTTCAGCGAGTCGTTGCCGTCGCTGGCCCATGTGGTCGTGTCGACCGACAAGGTGGACGCTGTGGCAACCCACGACATCGTGGTGCCGGTCTCGAAGCTCCAGTTCGTCGGCCCGGTGAGCGACTGGTAGACGAGCTGGGTGCCGTTCGGCTGGATCTGCTGGAGCAGCTGGCCGCTGGCCTGGTACCAGTTCGTCGTCCCGTCTGGGGCGATCTGGAACAGCGTCACCCCGGAGCTGTTCGTGATCGTGATCGACCCGTCCGGGTTGATCGACGTCTTCGGGTTGGTGGCGCTGTTCCGGATCGTGGAGCCGGTGATGACCTGGCCGTCGACCACTCCGGCCGCCACCTTCGCCGCGGTGATGGCGTTGGCGGCGATCTGCGCAGCGGTGATCGTCCCGGCCGCGATCTGAGAGGCCGTGATCGTGTTCGCAGCGATGAGAGCCGCGGTGATCGTCCCGGCCGCGATGTTGGCGGCGAGGATCGTGTTCGCCGCTATCTGGGCGGTGGTCACCGCCCCGTTGGCGATGGCGTTGGTGCCGAACTGGTAGAACGACCAGGTGGTGCCATTCCACTGGTTCATCCGGTAGTTGTTGCTGGTGTCGAACCAGATGTCGTTCACCAGCGGGCTCGCCGGAGCGGCCGGGCTGATCGTGACCGTGACGCCGTTGGCGTTGAACGTGACGTCGCCGGAGCCGATGAGGGCCGGGGTCGCGCTCTCCTGGTCGCTGGGTGCCGAGGCCGCTCCGGACCGGTTGATGGCCACCAGGACCACATACTGTGCGACGGTGGCCAGCGGCACCGCCGTGTAGGTGCCGGCCTTCGGGAGCGTGCTCATCAGCGTCCCCGACGACGGGGTGAACCCGCTGGTGCCGGAGACGTGGACCTCAACGTGGTCGAAGTCGTTCGGCTGGGAGACGCCACCAGCGAACGTGCCGTCCCACGTGATGCTGATCCCCAGCGGTGCCGGGGTGACCAGCGGAGCGGACGGGACCGGGCCGGCCGGGCCGTTGATCTCGGTGAGGGTGACCGTGCCGTCGGACTGGGCGCCGATCACCTGCCGGACGGTGCCGTCGGTGTCTTTCACCAGCAGGGCACTGCCGTCGATGGCCGCGTTGTTGAGGTTGTTCGTGCGGGTGCCGCGCTCGAGCCGGGCCTGCCGCTCAGCGAGCTTGCCGATTTCGGCCGTCAGCCCCTGCAGCGTCTGGGCGAGCCGGGCGTCCATATCAGCTCTGGCCCGGGATGTAACTGCCGGTCCCGCCACCGCCGCTGGTGTCGGCCGGCAGGTAGGTGAACGTGTCGGACCGGGCGGTGGTCAGGTCCACGGTCGTGCCGGTCAGGTCCAGGGTGTAGCTGGTGATCCGGTGCCAGATGACCCGCTCGCCACCGGGCCCCTTCAGCGTGATGGGGATGTCATCGCCGTCGGCGTAGGAGCCGATCGGCGCGTTCGGGTGCTGGGCGACGGTCAGCGAAGTCACCTCATCCAGTCCCTGGCTGGCGGCGAGTTCCTTCCGGGCCGCGGCCGTGACCGCCGAGGCGGAGATCAGCGACTGGTCGGTGTAGGCGAGGCGGCGCAGCAGCCGCCCGTCGCTGACCGCCACCACCGACCGGAGCATCTCCGACCCTGACCCGGCGCCGAGGCCGACGACCTCGTTCGCGTAGTCGGTGCCGCGATTGGTGACGGTGACGACGGAGGAGATGTTCTCCCCCTCGGCGAACCGCAGGTTTGAGCGGCGGGTGCCCAGGCGCGGGGAGCCGATCATCAGCCGCTTGGTGACCGCCTGCTTGCTGTCATCAGCCCACGAGCAGGTGACGGCGAAGTCGGCGGGGGCCTGCTGGGCGAGGCTGGCGATCTCCTGGCCGAGGTCGGTGGAGTTCCACCAGTCCAGCTCGTACGGGGTTACCGCCCCCGTGTTGACGCTGGTGATCGTGCAGTAGCCGCCCGAGTCCGGGGTGGAGATCACCCAGTGCTCGTTGTCGGTCCCGCTGATCGGGTAGATGATGATCGGCGCCCGCTCAGCCTGCGACTGCTGCTTGACGTTGAGGGCCATCCCGGTGGCCTTGTTGATGATCGTCACGTAGTTGCCGCCGCTGACAACCTGCCACTTCTGGGTGTCGAGGCCGTCCGCGGGGTACTGGATCGCGGCGGCGCTCTGGGCGGTCGACGCGATGCCGATGTTCATGCCGGAGTGCTTGTTCTTGATCGTCAGGTAGCCCTGGGCGTCGAGGGCGGAGAACTTCCACAGCTGGTTGTCGCTGCCCAGGTTCGCGAACTGCTCCAGCCACTGCCCGGCCGTGGTGGACAGCTGCGGCACATCGATGACCATGCCGCTGCTGTCCTTGGTGTTGCCGATCCGGGCCGTGCTGGCGGTGGAGTCCAGGACGAGGCCGAGGTTGGAGGTGACGGCAGTGGGCAGGCTCGGGTCGTCGTTGCCGCGGGTCTGGATGTAGGTCCACAGGTCGCGGATGACATCCAGCGGGTCCGCGTTGGTGCGCACGTACGGGTCGCCGTTGTAGATGAAGCCTTGGCTGTAGTCGGAGAAGCCGATCCCGTTGAGGGTCAGGGTGGGGTCGGTGTATTCGGGGTCGTTGAGGATGCCGCCCCAGATGATCTGGTCGTCTTCCTCCACATACAGGTAGCAGCCCCAGGCGGGCAGGATCAGGTTGCCGCGGGCGTCGTACAGTTCCGGATCGGCGGGGGCGATGGCTGGCGCGCAGGCGTCGCCGCCATTCAGCCCCCAGGTGAGGCTGCCTCCCGTGACTTGCAGGTCGCGGTGCAGCCACGTGCCATCGAGGGCCTGGGCGTAGTAGCGGTACCGGGGCCCGGCAGGCAGGGGCTGCGATCCGCCGGGGAGGGGTGAGGACAGGACCGGCGGGGAGGCTTGGCCGCCGAACATGGCGAGGAACGCCCGGCGGGACTGCGGCACGGGCAGCAGGGTGCCGTTCAGCTTCCGGACGGCTGCGGTGTCGGGGTCGAAAACACCGTTGCCCGGATGCTCCCACAGGGCATGCATCCCGGCGCCGGCGATGTAGCCGGCGGCCATCGCGCTGATGAAGTGGGCGTTGTCACCGCCGCCGGGGTAGCCGTTGCTCCACCACAGTTCCAGGCCCCATTCGGGGAACGCCAGCGGCACTCCTTGCGCCGCCGCGAACGACACCCACGACGTCAGCCCGGAGCCTTGGCTTTCCTGCGCGGCGAACCGGGTTTCCTGGGTGGCGATGTCCCGGGTGTACGGCGGCTTGGAGAGGTTCGCGTACCCGCCGTCGTAGACGTCCAGCCCGATGAAATCGGTGTAGTCGGCACCGGGGAAGGCTGAGGAGACGGTGCTGATCCCGGACCCGCCGCCACCGAGGAACGGGTTCCACATGAAGGTAAACTCCGCGCCGGGCAGGTTCCGCAGCAGGGTGACGATATGCTGCCAGCCGGCGATGAAGTTCGCGACCCCGCTGGTCCCGGTGGCCTTCACTTCCCACGGGTACCAGGTGCCGTTGAACTCCCGCGCGATTCGCAGGCAGGCGTCCCCGTAGCCGTTGGCGATCAGGTAGTTGCCGAGCGCCGTCCAGTGCGCGTCGTTCTTGCCCGCCGCCTCATCGGCCCACGTGGCGCCGCCGGTGCCGATGGTGGAACCGCAGCAGGCAGGCACGCCCAGCATGATCCGCCGCGACCCGATGTCCCCCCAGGCGGACAGCGGGCTCGCCGGGGTGGTGAAGCACTGCTCAAACTGCGTCCACGACGTGGGGCCCTCGATCATGAAGTCGAGGACGTAGTCGACCTGCCGGCCCAGCCACGCCTCGTACGCCTGGATGGACGACAGCGGCTCCCCGGCGACTGGGGGCATCCCCGCGTACTTGCTGTAGGAGATGCCGAGGCCGCTGGTCGCGTACTGCCCGCACCGGCCCCGGAACACGCCGGCGGGAACAGCAGACAATGTCCCAGCGATGCCGAATGTGACCGCGCACCCGTCCCAGTCGTGCACGGATCCCTGTGTCGCCGAGAAGGACCCGCTTCCGCTGGTCCAGGCGAACTGGCCGAAATCCGACAGCAGGTGATCGGACAGGCCGGACGGCCAGGGCGTGCCGCTGTTGTTGCCCGGGTAGCCCGCGCAGAACACGCTGAACGTCCCGGCCGCCTGCCCGGCCGGGCTGGCGAGGGTGATGGGCCGCACGGCCGTGTTCGAGCCACCGGTGACGACGCCGAGGTTCGCGAACGCGCCGGCTGGCCCGGACGCCTCCACGTAGCCGATGGCATAGCAGCCATCGCAGGAAAGGCCGGTGACCCCGGCCGGCACGTCCGGGTAGAGGAAGATGCCGGTGAAGTCGCCGCCGTGCCCGGCCGTCCAGACCAGCGGGGTGAGGACGGTCCCGTCGGAGGCGGTGACCACGTCCGAGGTGGCCGAGTTCGACAGCACGACAGCGATCAGCGCGTGCCCGGCCGCTCCGCTGGTCGGGGTGCCCAGGGTGACGCTGCTGGCACCGCCGCCTGATGCGCCTTCCTGAACGGGCGTGAAGGTTGCGGTCACGGCGCTTCGACGAACTCGATGTCCAGCGACATGGACGTGTTCGCGTCCGCGGTCAGGCTCTGGTCGGTGCCGGACTTGATGCCCTCGATCGCCGCGGTGATGGTGGTGCCGCGGATCGCCGAGGGGATCGCGCCCTGGTCGGCGTTGATGACGGTGAACCGGTCGTAGTTCGCGCCGGACGGGACCGAGAGGTCGTAGCCGGCACCCGCTGAGACGATCCCGCCGATGTTCCACCGGATCCGCCCGAACGTCGAGCCGACGGCGCATTTGGCACCGCTGACCGTGGCGACGGCGATGACCCGCCCGGCCCACGGCGGCACATAGACCGACCAGCTCGCCGGGGTGGGCCAGGTCGCGTACGACGCCGAGCTGAGCGCGTAGGTGGTGGCGCCGGTAATCGTGCCGGTGAAGATGCTCCGCTGCTGGCGGGGCGACAGCATCTGCCGCAGGTCGGTGATCATCGCCTGCGTGATCGCCGAGGTGGACACCGGGATGTCGATGCGGGCCAGCGCCACCCCGGTGATACCGGACGGGACATCGGTGGTGCCCGAGGTCACTCCGCTGACCACCTGGGGCGACCAGGGCGGGTCGGTGTCCTGCCACGGCGAGCCGGGGAACGTGGGGTCCTTCACCTGCGCGATGATCAGGTCCGACCGGCCGCCGCCGGAACCGGTCGCCGTGATCGGCACGGACACTGAGCCGACGTTGTAGCCGAAGTAGGAGCCCTGGAACGTGGATTCGGCACCGAGCGCCACGGCTGCTCCGGACGCCACGTCAACGGCCGCCCCGGGCGTGCCCAGGGCGGTGACGGCCAGGTCGGTGGCATCAACGACGCCGTTGCCGGAACGGGACGCCGACTGAAGCTGCAACCGCCAGATCTGGGCGGGCATCGCCACGTCATCGATGGCCCAGGCCGTATCCGCGAAACTCAAGCTGGCCGCCCCCTCATACCTGTGCGCCGAAGATCTGGGATGCATTCCGCCATGCGACGGTGCACGAGGAGCGGCCGGTGGAGTCCTGGCCGCTGTAGGACATGGCCGTCGCACCGGGCGGCAGGGCCAGGTCGGCCGGCCGGTTCCCCGTGAGCCGGCCGGCGAACGACCCGCCGGACGGACTGGTCACCGACCGGGCCCACGGCCGGGTGTCGATGATCGCCTGCTGCCCGCTGACCAGCGTCCCGGTCAGGCCCACCGACAGGGCCAGGTCGGTGAAGGTGAGCAGCGGGGTGGTGACCGGCCCGGTGAACGTGATCACCGGCCACGTGGATTCCGTGCCAGCGTTGACGGCCACACCCGGTCGCGGGCCGCCCGGGGCTGCGAGAAGCACTGGGGGCGTGACCGGGGGTGCCACTCCCCCGCCCGGGTCAGCCCAGGCCAGCGACATGGCGACCTGCTGCTCGGTGTCGTCGTAGAACAGCGGGTCGGCGGTCGCGAACGCCGCCGTGAACCCGATCAGGTCGATGCCCTTGCTGTAGAGCGCCGGGGCGATCGACCGGCCGCGCCCGTACATCCGCCACGTCCCCGGCAAGCCCGGGAACCGGTACCGCAGCACCGACACCGCGCGGGGAGACAAGCGGACCGCCGGGTTGTTCCACGCGGCCACCAGCGCCGCGTAGTCGCCGAACACGCCCTGCGGGTCGCCGCCATCGGCGACGTGCCCGGTGAACGTGACCGTGCGGGAGCCCATCGCGTCGATGCCGAACGCCTGCCCGTCGGCAAGGATCATCGGGGTGTCCTGTGTCACCGCCGCCGGGGCGTCCACCTCGACCTGCTCGATCGTGATCCGGCCCGTGCCGCCACCGAACAGGTACCCGTCAAGGTCACCCTGGTTCTCGGCAAGCCCTGCCACCGCTCACCTCCGGGGGAATCCGGCTTGCCGGGCGCGTCGCATCGTGAACAGCAGCTGCCCCATGGCCTCATCCACGGTCGGGCCTTGCTGCGGGGTGATAGTCACGCTGCCGATCAACGGTGCCGCGGCCCCGTCGCTGCCGCCGTAATTGGCGCCGAGCGGGGTGACGGTCACCTTTTCCGGCCGTGTGCCCTCGCCGACGCCGATCAGGGTGGGGGTGCTGAAGATCTGGCCAGGGAGGCCCTTGGCGTACCAGTTGAACGCCCGCTCGTGTGCCGCCGCCGCTATCGGGTTCCCGTAGCGCTGAGCGATGTAGTTGACCATTCCGACGGCCTGGCCGGCGGCCGTCGTCGAGTTGCCGCCGTACTGGGCGTATTCGGACGGCCCGTTGATGAACTGCGCCATCCCGTACGCCCCCGATGACGGGTTGGTGGCGGTCAGGCTGTATCCGGCTTCCCGCATCTCCACGTAGTTCAGCGCGTTCCACTGGGCCCCGGTCCAGCCCTTCTTGGCCGCCGCCGACTTCAGCGCCGCATAGGCCGAGGAGTTCGCCACTCCCGACGTGCTGATCCCGCCGCCACCGCCGCCGAAGCCGAGCAGGCCCAGCAGGTCCGAGCCGAGGCCTTTGGCCCCGGACAGGGCCGACCCGAGCCCGGCCAGCACCGACGAGCCGAGACCCTTCAGCGCGGAGATCGCCTTGCCGGGCAGCTTCGCGGCTGAGATGATGCCGTGCTCCAGCAGCCCGGCCAGCGCCCTCGGGGCCGACCCGAAGATCTTCTTGATCGCGCCGAGCGGGTCACCGGCGATGATGCCGCGCAGCAGCCCGGCGATCATGTTGAAGCCGATCCCATGGAACACCGTCGACGGCGACTTGATGCCGAAGTGGTGCTTCACCCAGGTGATGATCGGGTTGACGATGTTGTTCTTGACCCAGGAGCTGATGCCCTTCAGCCGGCCGGTGATGCCGTTGAACAGGCCCTGGATCAGATCCCAGCCGTGATTCCACAGCCACGAGCCGCCCTTGGCGAAGTAGCCGGTCAGGGGCTTGTAGATGTAGCGGTACAGCCACGTGCCGACCGACCGGGCCCGGTTCCAGATGCCTGTTCCGAGCCCCTGGATGATGTCGGATCCGCGCTGGTACAGCCAGGTCGCGCCCTTCACGAAATAGTCAGTGAGCGGCTTCCACACGTACTTGTAGAGCCACGTCCCGATGGACCGGGCCCGGTCCCAGATCCCGGACCCGAGCCCCTGGATGATGTCCCGGCCCTTACCCAGCAGCCACGAGCCGCCCTTGACGAAATAGCCGGTGACCGGCTTCCAGATGTACTTGTACAGCCAGCCTCCGATGGCCTTGGCCCCGGTCCAGATCCCGTCGCCGAGCCCGGAAAGGATGTCCTTGCCCTTGCCGAGCAGCCAGGATCCGGCCTTGGCGAACGGCTTGAGGATCTTGCCGCCGATCTTGCCGAGGAACCCGGACACGGCACGCCAGCCGTCCTCGGCCCCGTACCACAGCCCGAGCAGCGCCGACTCGCCCTTGCCGAGCAGCCAGGACTTCGCGTCGCCGACCGCCGCGCCGATCTTGTCGCCGACCGGGCCGAAGACCTTCTTCAGCACCTTTCCGAGGCCCTTTTCGACTAGGCCGCCGGCCTTCTCGACCGGGCCCAGGAAGACCCGCACCAGCGGCCCCAGGAGCGGGATCTTGTCGAAGATGTCGATCAGGATGCCCGCGGCCCGCCCGATGGGGATCAGTGACGCCAGGAACATCAGCATGTCGAGCGGGTGGTGGATGGCCTCATTGATCAGTGCTGGGACCAGGCCGTTGACCAAGCCCACGGCCAGGCCGACCATGACGGTCGCGAGACTCCCGCCGAGCGAGGTCCAGTTGATCTTGCCGAGCAGCTTGACGAACTCCGCGCCGATCACCTGCGCGTCACTGATCGCGCTGTCGATGATGCTGGTGAAGACCTTCCCCCAGTTGACCTTCTTGATCATCGACGTGATGGAGTCGCTGGCCTTCTTGCTCGCGGCCGGGGCCGTCTTGGTGAAGATTCCCTCGTTCTGCAGGTCGATCTGCGGTGTGGTCTTCAGGACCGGCGTGTGGGTGAACAGGCCCTCGTTCTGGATGTCGACCTGCGGCTTGACCTTCAGCGTCGCCGTCTTCGTGAACAGGCCCTCGTTGCTCAGGTCGATCCGGGGCGTGATCTTCGGGGCCTTCTCCCCGCCCATGCCGAACAGGTTCTTGACCCACTGCTCGGCCTTCTTGACGTCCTGCTCGATCGCGGAGACCGGGATGATCCCGGCGACCTTCTTCGTGAATGCGGCCACGCCGGGCACACCGGTCTTGTTCAGCCAGCCGACGAACTTCGTGACGGGGGGCAGCAGATCGAGCCCGAGCCGGATGCCGAGAGCGTCGACGGTGCCCTTCAGCATGTCGAACTGCTGCGCGGCCGTCTTGTTGTTGGCGGCGACCGCGCTGCCGAAGTTACTCGCGCCCTTGGTTATCTCTGGGTACTTGGACTTCACCCGGTTGAGCTGGTCCATGAGGACGTTGATGCCGGTGCCGGCCTTCTTGCCGAAGATGTCGGTGATCTCCTGGCCCTGCTCCTTCGCGGTGACGCCATTAGCCTTGAACAGCCTCTGCAGGTGTTCCAGGGCCGGCAGCAGGCCGCCGTTCTGCATGTCCTTCGCCAGGGAGTCGGCGGAGACACCCCAGCCGTCCAGGATCTTCTTCCCGGCGGCTGACGGGACGGCCAGAGCCATCACCGACATCCGCAGGTCGGTCGCGGCGTCGGCGCCGCGGATGTTGTTGTCACCGAACGTGGCTAGTGCGGCGCCGACGTCGGTCAAGGACAGACCGAAGCCCTTGACAACGGCGACCATGCCGGTGCCGAACGCCTCGGCGAGGTCTTGCATGTGCATGTCACCGGAGCCGACGATGGCATTGAGGGCACCCATCGCCTGGCTGTAGTTCTGCACCCCGGGGATGTTGGAGGCCACAGCCGCGCCGAGGGCGTTGGTCACGTCGACGATGTCAGCGCCGCCGACCTTGGCTCCTTCGGCGGCGATCTTGACGAGGTTCAGCGCCTTCGGCCCCGTGATACCCAGGGAACTGAACGCGGACTCGACGTGGTACAGGGACTCGGCCAGCGAGTCCGGGTCAACACCGACCTGCCCGGCGAGCTGGAGGACACCCTTGGACAGGCCGGCGATCTGGGACTGAGCCACCCCGGCCTGCGTGTGGATCTTCTCCATCGACGACTGGAACTTCGCCGCGGCCTTGACCGACTCCACGCCGACCGCGACCGCCCCGCCAGCGATCACGGCCCCGGCCAGCGCGATCGTCTTGGAGACCCGCGAAACGGTCTTCTCCAGGCGGCCAGCGGACGCCCCGGCCTTGTCGAACGCGGGAGAAGCCCGGTCCCGCCCGATTAGGTCGTATATGACCGCAGTTGTCCCGATGGGGAATCACCCCCATCGCCTACCGCTTGTTCTGCTGCTTTTCCTGCTCGGCCTTCTCGTCCTCGTCGCGGAGCTGGAACTCCGCCATCCACTCGGTGATCTCGGCCGAGGAGATCCGGTCCAGCAGTTCAGCGACCGTGCAACCGAGCTTTTCCGCTAGCCGGAAGAGGAATCTTCGCTCTGGTCGCTGCCTGAGGATTTCCCCAGTTCATCGATGTCCTCTTCGGACAGGCGCGACAGCTTGGCGGCCACCTCGAAGACCCGGTCCAGGCCAGCAGCGGACTTCGCCCCGAGGGCGTTGACCTCGTTCTCGCTGAACAGCCGCTCCCCGTCCTCGCCGACGAGGCACTTGGCGACCAGCTTCGCCCGCACATTGGCCGTGTTGCGCACGTAGTCCTTGCCGCGCTGCTGCTGCAGCGACGCCTCGAAGGCGTCACGCTCCTTGCCGCTCAGCGCCCGGACTCGCACGGTACCGTGCCATTCCGGCACGTCAACGTCCTCCGTGGGCAGGTCGTCTGCCTGGAGGATCGCTTCTTTCGACAGCAGGGCCATTCAGTTCCCCGATCTAGGTAATTTTCCTGGTGATGTCCATGACCACCTTGTTGACGGCGACCTTCGCCGCGGCGCCCATAGGCCGCACGACGCGGTAGAAGTACGGGTGCGGCGGCTGCTGTACGTACACGTCCTCATCACCGAAGACGGGATGGCGCCAGCGTGGGCGGGTGCCTTCCATGTAGGACGGCAGCGCGCCTTTGCCCGCGGGCATCTTCCGGCCGGTCACGGCGATGGACACCTGGGCGTTCCTGCCGACGGTCCGCACCGACAAGGTGGTCGCTTTCTTCATCGCCGCCCGCAGGCCCGTCGACCGGGGTCCCTTGGCGGGGATCTGGCCGATGGACGCGCGGACGGCGGGCACGAACGGCGCGGCGGCTGCGCGCAGCTCCTTGCGGAACTGCTTGAGGATCGCCTTGTCGTCCATGGCCCGCAGTTCCCGGCTGATCTGCCGGAGTTCCTTCCCGGACGCCCGCATCTGGATCGCGGGGGGCCCGGCGTCCCGGGAGGGCATCAGGCGGGGATGGCCACGTTCTCGGCAGGCTCGCTGGTCACAGCGAAGTTGACCGTGATCATTCCGGCGTCGGTGGTGGTCACGTCCTTCGGTGCGGCGGTCACACGCACCGGGAACACGTCCATCAGGTTGGCGGCCACGTCACCTTCCCAGAACACGACGATGAACCCGGCGGTGTCCCGGGGCATGATCTGCCGCGCGTCCTGGGAGTCCTCGGAGGTGTACAGGGTGATCGTGCTCGCGCTCACAGTGATCGCGCCGGGGATTTGGGAGGTGAACCGGCTGGCCAGGTCCGGGGTGTCCACGGTGGCGCTGGTCGGGTCGAAGCCGGCCATGGCGTTGATCTCACCGGTCAGGTCGGTGCCCGCGTCGAGTTCGGAGCGGGTGGGTGCGTTCTTGGACGCAATGGAGGGCACCCAGTAGACCTGCCTGGTGCCGGTGACGTAGTAGCGGGTTGAACTGGCGAGCGGCGTGGCGGCCATGGTCACATCCCTGTCGTGTTGTCGGTCTGGCCCGCCGGGTGGCCGGGCTCGCTGGTGCCCGGCTCGCCGCCGGGCTGGTCGTTCTCCGTGCTGGGCGGCTTGGGCGGGGCGGGCGGCGGTTCGGGGACTTCCTCCCAGCCGGCGCGGATCATCGCGGAGACCGCGGACGGGGCGACGGTGATCTCGCCTTCCACGCCGTCGTGGCGCATCGTCACCTGGCGCATCAGGAGGCCCGGATCACGGCGACGGTGACGCTGGTGGGGGTGGCGTTGTAGGTCCACGACGCGAGCCCGGTGGCCGGATCCTTGTACAGGTCCAGCAGCGGGATGTAGCCGGTGTCCCCGGCGGCCACGGCGATGGTGCGGCTGGAGACGGCGAGGCTGTCGACGGTCTCGGGAACGGCGAGGATGACGGAATGGGCACTCGAGTCGCCGTTCTTCACCACGAGCAGCATTCCGGCGCCGGTGGCGGCCTTGTCGCCGCCGGATGAGGCAGCGGCGAAGTCGGATGAGCCGAGGATGAGCCCGGCGTGCGGCACCGCCTTGGTGGTCAGGGTTGCCATCGCTGTCCTTTCGGGGGCCGCGGCGTACAATCCGCGTCATGAGCGGGGATTCAGGGGGCGGTTACCGGCTGCCCGGTGTGGCGGTGTGGCTGATCGCCGCCGGCTGCGCGGCGTACTGGCTGGCCCGGGCGGGAGTCCTGTCCACGGTGTGGGCGGTGATCGCCGGGGTGGCTGCGGCGGCGGTGGTGCTGGCCGCGGCGCAGGCCGCGGGGCGGCGGGCGGGGCGGCGCCGGGAACTGCTCACCCGGCTGGCCGGGGCGATGCGGCAGGCCGCAGAACGTCAGCCCCGGCACTTATGCCGGGTTGAGCAGAGCGGACCAGGGGTCAGGGTGCCGGCGCGGGGGCCTGCTTCTCCGGGGTGCCCTCGGTGACCTGGAAAGTGGCCACGTCCCCGGCCACCACGTCCACGGCCTCGGTGGCGGACACGGTGCCGTCGGAGATCGTGATCACTGCTGAACCGGGGTTACCAGCGACGACCAGGCAGGACAGGCCGTCGTCGGCGGGCTGCAAGCTGACCACCGTGCCGTCGTCGGCGGCGTAGGTGATCTGGTCGCCCGAAACCGGGAAGCCCTTGGAGTCCTCGGGCTGAACGGACAGGGTGAATTGCTCATCGTCGTGGAGCTGCACAGCGCCTCCTGGCGTGTAGGTGGTCGGCCGCGGCTGACCCGCGGACGCTTGTTTCCATGCGCGGCGACTGGCGGTCACCAGCAGGTGGCGGGGCAGCACCCACGCGGCCAGTTGGCCGGCCAGGTGGGTGACATGCCCGGGGTCGGCTCCGGCGCCGCCGCCGGAGAAGATCAGCGCCGCGGCGATCAGGCCAGCCGCCCGCGCGACCGTGTCCGCGCTCACCGCCTCGTCGCAGCCGAACCGCAGCGGCGGCAGCAGCGGCGGGACTGAGAACACGTCGTTGCTGGTCACGTGGCTGACTCCTTCTCAGCGGCCGGTAAACGCCCGCACGTCGACGCCGAACACGAGGGTCGCGATGGCGCCTCGCGGTGTCGGGTCCTGGGTGAGAGAGTGCGTCCCGATGCTGGCCATCCCCACCGCTCCGCCGAGGGTCTTGTCTGCGGCGAGGATCTGCCCGCAGTCACCCAGCAGTGCGTAGGCGCGGGTGCGGGCGGCGGCTATGTCTCCTGACCCGTTCAGGACCGCGATCATGCTCTGGATCGTGTACGTCTCTTCCTGCGGGGAGACCACGACGCCGTCGATGACCGCCTGCCCCTGGACGACCGGCTGCATCGGCTCGGGGTAGGCGCCGGTCCGGGACATGCGCTCCCCGGTGAACCCGACCGCGATGGCTTCCAGGGCGCTGCTCTCGGTGACAACCGGCCCGTCGTGGATCTCTGTCCCCGACAGGGCCGGGGCGGCCTTGAGCGCGGTGACGAGGGCGGACAGGGCTGCGGGGACGGTCGATGCCCAGGCCATCTACGCCACCACAGGCCGCGGGGGCCCGATCCATTCTCGGACCTTGCGGGGCATCATGAACGCCTGCTTGTAGTCACCGGCTTCCTCCGGCCCGACCACGCCGCCGCCGATCGCGCCGGGGCCGCGCTGGGTTTCCCACACGTGCTGGAGCAGCACCAGCGAGCCCTGCATGAGGTTGTACGGGATCACCTGGTACCCGGCGGTGATGCCATAGCTGAGCCAGCCGCACAGTGACGGCCCGGAGATGAGTTCCACGAGCCCGGTTTCCGGGTCGGTGTACACGTCGCTGGTCACGTCCCAGGTGTGGCTGCCGTCCTTGCGGGCGAGGCTGTCCAGGGAGATGACGGGGACGTTCCACAGCCGCAGCGAGCGGTGGCGCTCGTTGCGGACGGTGCGGGTGATGACGCGGCGGGCGATGACCTCGTTCTTCGCGTCCTCGACCGCCGCCGTGGTACCCGCGATCCACCACCGCAGCTCATCATCCTCGGACGTGTCAGCCGGGTCCATGCCGAGATGCTGCTTCGCGTCGGCGAGGGAGATGATCGATGGCGGGATCTCGGGGGCGACGTCGAACACGTCCGTGTAGGGGGCGACGGGTTCGGTGGTGACCCAGCGGGCGACGTGCAGGCCGGCCTGGGTGGTGGGATAGGCGTATCGCAGCTTCCCGGTCACGGCGGGCGGGAGCTGGATCGTAGGCGTGACGGTGCTGTTGTCCGGCAGGGTGATCGTCAGGGTGGCGGTGGCCGGATTGACCAGTGCCCCGCTGTCGTCGCGGACGTCGATGGCGGCCGGATACAGTGCCCCGAAGTCGATCACGGCCGGCCTCCTGTCAGTTCCACTGGCCCGCCACGGCGCGGGGTACGGTCATCTGCCCGGCACGTGCGGTGCCGTATGCGGTACCGGTAGTGGCATCGGTGGTCGCTACGGCAGTGATGGCCAGGGAAAGGATGGCGCCCGACGACGTTGCCACGTTCCCGGCCGCGGCGAGCGTGACAGCGGCAGCGAGCGTGGCGCCGCCGGACGCCCCGGCGGTGACCGACCCGGCCGCCGCGAGAGTGACCGTGACCGGCAGGCCCGCGGTGCCAGAGTCGGTTCCCGCCGACGCTGCGGTCATCGATACGGCGAGTGCGGCGCCGGAAGCGATGCTCCCGGCCGGGGTTGCTGTGAGGCTGACGGCGACCGCCAGCGGGGCGCCGCTCGCCGTAGCCACGGTCCCGGACGCAGCCAGGGCCACGGCGACAGCGAGGGACGTGGTGTCGTCTGCTGTCCCGGCCGCTGCGGTCGTGACCGCTATGGCCAGGGCAGCGCCAGAAGACAGTGTGCCGCTGCCCGCGGCCGTGAGCGCGGCCGCCACGGCGAGGGATGCACTGCCGGTGGCGCCGCCGCTGGCGCTGAGCGCAGCTGTGATGGTCAGGGGCGCGCCGCTTGCCTCAGCGACGCTCCCCGTAGCGGCCAGGGCGGCCGTGACGACCAGGGCCGCGCCGGAGGACAGGGTGCTGCTGCCCGCGGCCGCCAGCGCGGCCGCCACGGCGAGCGGGGCGGTGCCGGTGGCGGTGCCGGTCGCGCTGAGCGCGGCTGTTACGGCCAGGGCGGCGGCGCTGGCGGCGCCACCAGCCGGAGTTGCCGTCAGGCTGACGGTGGCCGCCAGGGACGCCCCGGAGGCCGTGGCCACGTTCCCCGCCGCAGCGGGGGTGACCGTGACCGGCAGGCCTGCGGCACCGGCGGTGCCCCCGGCCGCCGCCAGGGTGGCCGTGACAGCGAAGCTGGCCGCACTGACGGTGGCGACGTTCCCGGTCGCCGTCAGGGTCACGGTGGCGGTGAGGCTGGCACCACTCGCCGCCGCGACGGTCCCGGCCGCGGTCAAGCTGGCCGTGACGGCGAGTGAGGCGGTGCCGGTGAAGGCACTGACCGGGGGCGCCTGCAAGACCAGCAGCCAGTCAGGGTCGGCCGCGCTGTTGCTGCCCTGCGCCGTGCTGTTGTACGTGCTGCCCACCGTGGCGGACGAGGTGGCGCCGCTCGCCGGGTCCACCCACGTCGCGGTGTACCCGGCGGCCATCTTGGTCTGGTCGATCGTGATGGTCGCGTGCGCCGGGATGTAGATGACCGCCAGCGCCGACCCGGACCCGCCATCCGGGGTGCGGCTGGCGGTCACATAGGTGTCGCCGCCCTCATACTGGGCGCCGCTAGTCGGGGCGCCCACGCCAGCGAACAGATCAGCGGAACGGGTCCCGCGGCCGGCCGTCACCAGCGCGCTCGAGGTGTCCGGGACCAGCAGGTGCCAGCCGGGGATACCGGCGAACGTGTCCAGGATCGTCTTGATCGCCGACGGCTGCATGTACCCGGCACCGGGGCTGGACGCCCGGGTCAGCGCGTTAGCGGCGAAATTCCACACGTCCTGCGCGCCGTACATGTAGCCGCGCGACCCCGACGACAGAGCCCACCAGTAGCTCTTGCGGCCGAACAGCTCCTCGCTCTCGGTCAGCGCCGTGGCCTCGTTGTCATACCAGCCGTCCATGCGGACGTTGACCAGCGAGGGAACCGAGTTGGCGGCGGCCTCGGTGTAGGCGTCCTCGACCGCGTTGTACGTGGTGCTGTAGTCGTAGATCCAGTTGAACTGGGCGTGGGCGATGCCCCAGGCGTAGGAGGCGTCGCTGGGCCCCCGGCAGGCGTACCGGGAAGCGCCGCCGGACATGTTCTCCACGGAGATCAGCTGGTTCGCGCTGGCCCCGCGCAAGCCGGTCAGGAACCCGCTGAACTGCGCGTCGAACGCGCCCGCGCCGCCGACCCAGCTGCCGTTGTAGTCGTCGCCAACCTCCCAGATGAGGTTGGGTGTGCTGGCGTACCGGGCGCCCGCCGCCGCGCCGTAGCTCTGGCACTGGGTGGCCGTCCACCCGTGCAGCGAACCGCCCGTGTTGAACAGGGCGTAGGTGTACATGGCGTTCAGCACCACGGTCAGGCCGTTAGCCGCCGCCGAGCTGATCAGGTAGTCCACCCGGGCCCAGAAAGTGCTGTTCAGCACCCCCGGGGAGCTGAACGGGAACACACCGTCCCAGGTTTCCCCGCTGTCATTGGGGGATCCGCTGCCAGCCGTCCCGACCGGGGTCGCCAGGAAGCCGTTGAAGCCCTGCGCCGCGCGGGTCGCGGTGTAGGCGTCCATGTCGGACTGGAAGGTGGTCGCGCCGCCGTTCTGCCCCGCGTTGGTGATGACCGCCCACGCCGTGTCCCAGCGCAGCAGGTACGGGGCACCGGACTGGTCCGCGAAATACAGCGCCTGCCCGGACCCGGCGGTGGACGTGAGGAACTGCGGGGTCGCGGTGGCCCGGGCGCTCGCCGTGACAGCGAGGGAAGCGCCGGAGGACGGCTGCGCAGGCGGGGGCGCCCCCGCGATCTGCTGAAGGCGGCGGTGCCGGTGCCGCCAGTTCCTGCTGAACACCTGCCGGGGGGCGGTCGCGCCCGGTGAGGCGCCCCCGCCGCCGGTGGCGAGCTGGAACGCGACCACGATCTGGCCCCAGCCCTGGCCGCTGCTGGTGATCCCGTAGGAGCTGGCCTCAGATCCGCCCGTGGAATTCTTCGAGGCGATCTGCAGGTCGTCGATGGTGCTGGCGTTGACGCCGTTCGCGTCGCCGGTGTACCCGGCGGGGACCGTCCAGGTGGCGCCCGAGCCGTCGTCGCCGTAGATGCTGACCAGGTACTCGTTCGCGGCCGCCGTGCTGTAAGCCGGGCTGCCCGTCGAGGTGCCGCCGGTGCCGGAAGCCGACACCGGCGTGCCGTCGCACATCGCGGCCGTGTTACCCGCCAGGAGCCCGGAGACTTCCTGGGCGATCATGACCGCGCCGCCGGTCCCGGACAGTGTCGCGGTGAGCGCTGGCTTGGTTCCCGCGTCGCCCGCCGGGACGTCCAGCGCCCACAGGGACGTCTCCCCGAACGCGGGCAGGGCCTGCCGTTTGATCAGCGTCCAGGCGTTGCTGGCGGCGTCCGCGACCCCCGTGCAGGTGATCGCCGGGCTCGACGCGCACGCCACCGCGACGATGATCTTGCTTCCGGCGGTGACATTCGCCGTGGTGAACGTGACGGTGAGGCTGGACAGGGCGCTGCCGCCGGTGTCCGCTTCCTTCGACTGGAGGACCGACCAGGCCACGGCCTACCTCCGGTCCCGGGCAGCCTCCCGGCTAGCGGTCACGTCAATCTTCCAGGTACAGCTTGAACTGCTGGCAGTTGATCAGGTTCGCCGCGTTCGACGTGCCGCACGCGGCCGACAGGAACAGGTAGTACTGCACCGAGGCGTCGATCGTGGCCAGCGAGTAGGTGCCGTTCGCGGCCGGGATACAGCCCATCGTGGGGAACCCCAGGCCGCTGACCGTGCCGGTGGCGACAACCGCCGTGGTCGCCGACCCGGCCGCGGCCAGGGTCCGCAGCGTCACGTCAACATCCAGCTGCCACGGCGCCAGCGTCACCGTGCTGCCCGCGGTGATCGCGTTGGACGTGCCCAGCACCAGGCCGCCCGCCGACCAGGACGTGGCGGTCAGCAGCCGCAGCGTGAACGTGAACGTCGGCGTGGCCGTCGACCCGACCTGGCCCGTCGCCCGGATCTTCATCGACGAAGAGCGCTTGCCGACGCTGGCCAGGTACCCGATGGGGATGTCGCACAGCGGGTAGGTCTTCATCAGGTTGTCTTCGGTAGTGAACGTGGCCAGGTTCGTGCTGGCCCCGCCGTACGCGTAATAGAGCTCCGGCTGCGTCCCGCTGTAACCCGAAATTTTAACCGCCTCCCTATGCCGCGATCGGCGACAGGGAGACGCCCAGCGAGGTGAGCGTGAACGTGTTCGCCGCCGCCCACGCCTGCGAGGCGGTCAGCGCGACCGAGTAGAAGAACGTGCCAGCCGACGCGGCCGACCACACCGAGATGTGGGTCAGCGTCTCCGACGTGCCGCCGTTCGTCCACGCCCCCGGCAGCGTGCCCGCCGCCTGCGACCCCGCCGAGGCGGCCGCCTGGGCGACCGCGTTCCGCGTCGTTGAGCCCACCGACACGTTCGCCGTCCCGGACGCGCCCGGGTCGCCCGTGTGCAGCTGCGCGAACAGCGTCGCCGGGGCGGTGAACGTGACACCCGCGCCGCTGCCGCGGAGCACGTTCAGCCACGCGTTGGCCGTGTTGACAGCCGAGATCCCGACAGTCATTCCTGCTCACCTTTGCTTTCCGCTGTGCCCTCGCCGACGACGCCGGACGCCTCGAACACGATCTCGTACCGGTTCTCCGCAGTCGGCGGCTGGCCTTCCGGCTGGCCATCTGGTGTCTCGCTCACCGGTCACCCCTAGATCAGCATCGTTGTTTTCATGTGCCCCGCCTGCGGACGTGCACCGGGATTCCCGCCTTCATGCAGCGCGGGCAGGACGGTCAGGTCAGGCGGTGCTGGCCCGCAGCGCCGCGATGGTGGCTATGTCCGCCGCCATCCGGCTGGCCCGCCACTGCTGGTATGCCTGCCGGTCACGGAAACCCTCTGCTTCCGCTTCGGTATAGGTGGCGTCCCGGGCGACCCCGGGGCGGGTCTGGTAGTGCAGGTGGTCCACGACGGCCTCCGGCACGTAGGCCAGGCATCCCGCGCCACGGCCGAGATCGGCCAGCAGGTCATCCGCGTAGTAATGCTGCAGTGACGGCTCGAAGAACCAGCCGAGCGCCGCGATGATCGCCGAGGAGATGAACGGGTGCTCGGGAACGTCGTCCCTGCGGCGGTCGTCCGGGTAGGCGATCGAGGGTGTTTCCAGCGCGCCGAGCAGCAGCCGGTCCCAGCCGGGCGTCACGGGCACCGTGTCATCGGCGAGGAAGCCGATTGCGGGGTACTCGCGGGCCGCCGGGACGGCGTGCCGGTTGAGTTTCGGCGCCAGCCGCGCCCTCGGGCCCGTGACTACCCGCGCCCGCGGCGGGAGGGCAAGGCCCTCGTAGGTGGCCGCGTCGTCGTCGTCGATGACCACCAGCAGGTCCGTCGCGGCCTGCCGGGTCGTCCCCGCGGCGGCCAGGAACCGGTCAAGCTGCGCTCGGCGCCCCCGGGTGGGGACGATGACCAGCAGGTCCGCGCTCACCCTCGCTCCGCGATCCGCCGCAGGATCTCACTGGTGCTGACCGGCGCATGCTGCACGTACGGGACGTAGGCGAGGGTGATCTGATGCTCATCCAGCCACTCATGCGTGCAGTCAATCTGCGCGCAGTAGTCCTTGCGTGCCCAGTCCGACCCGACGGCCAGAACGTCCGGGGCGCGGGACTCGATCAGTTCCCGCCCGGCCGAGTCGTTCAGCACAGCCGCATAGCCGAGCTGCCCCACCGCGTACAGGCGCTCGTCCTGCGACATGACAGGGCGCCGCTTGAACCGCTCGGTGAAGTCGTCGCTGTTCACGCCGACCGTCAGTTCCGTGCCGAGCCGTACGGCTGCGCGGAGGAAATCAACCTGGCCAAAGTGCAGCAGGTCGAACGTGCCGATGGTCAGCACGCGGGTCACAGCATCGCCTCGAGGCGCTCAAGCGCGGGCACCCAGTGCTCTTTCAGCACCCGGTCCGCGTCGTACTGGAGCACGTGCTCGCGGGCGGCCGCGGCCTTGGCGTTGTACGGGGCGCCGCGCTGGTACGCCTTCTCGTACACCCGGTCGATCACGGCGATGGACGGGACCACCCACTTCGCCTTGTGGCCGGGATGCCACGCAGGCTGCCCGTCCACCAGCCACCCGCCGCACACCTCGGCCATCGCGGAGGCGTTCGTCGCCACCGCGGGTGTCCCGCTGGCCTGCGCCTCGGCCAGCGGCAGCCCGAACCCCTCACCGAGCGAGCAGGAGGAGAACAGGTGCATCGCGGCGAACGTGCGGGCCATCTGCTGCGGAGTGACCTTCCCGTTCCCGGCGGCGTAGTCGTCGGTCCACAGCACCGCCTCCGCGATGCCCAGGTCGCCCGCGAGGCCCCGCAGGTCCAGGCCGCCTTTCTGGCCGGGGCTCGTGTGGGCGATCAGCACCGCGTCGTCGTGGCGGGAATGCAGCCGGGCGAACGCCGACAGCTGCTCGAACCAGCCCTTGCGCCGCTCGTCGCTGTTCGCCGCCACCATCCCGACCACGAACCGGCCGGCCAGGCCCAGTTCCTCCCGCAGCGCCTCCGCTAGCTCCGGCTGCGGCGCGAACACGGACGTATCAATACCGTGCGGGACAAGCAACGGCGAATGCCCGGCCCCGGTGAGCATCTTCTGGCCATGACGGGTCATGGCGATCGTCTTCGCGCCGCCCCGGGTGATAGCGAGATGGTCGGCGCGGCCGAGCGGGGCGCAGTCCACCGGCAGCCAGCACGCCACCGGCAGCCCGCGCATTGCCACGGGCCCGAGCGCCCAGGCGTCGCACAGGGCGATGATCAGGTCTGGCCGGAAGTGGCGGGCGTGGCGGGGCAGCGAGTCCGCGCCGTACACGTGGCTCCCGCCGGGGTAGACGGTGTGCCCGTTCCAGTCCATCGACGCGCCGTGCAGCCCGGAGAACGCGCTGATGGCCACCTCGTGGCCGAGGGAGGCGAGCCTGGGCACCCAGAGGGCGGTTTGCTGCCCGTAGCCGGCACTAAGTGGGGGCCCACGGTGCCACGCTGTGCCACAGGACCCTCACTAAAAACCACCTCCCCCTCTCTGGATCACGATCCAGATGCCCTAGGTCAGTCCTGCTTGGCCTGCGCGCGGCCACCGGCCGCGGGCTTGGCCTGATGCTTGCCCTCGGCCTTGCCGGGCTCCGGCAGTGCGTAGGTGACCGTGAACGGCTCGAACAGGTGCTCGTTGCCCTTGAGGATCGGGTGACCCTCCTGGATGGTGGTCTGGCCAGCCGAGAAGATGCGCCGCTGGCCCTCCCAGTCCGTGAGGAAGCTCTCGCGGCAGACCAGGATGCCCGTTTCAGCCATGATCTATCTCCTTCTGCCGGATCGATGGCCGGCGAGTTGGCGGGGTACCGCGAAGCCCCCGCGTTCATCCACGGACACCAGCAGGCCCGGCGGGGTCTGCTGGTCATCGGCAGCGAGAGGGGACGCCGCGGCGTGCTGGCAGTTCTCACACGTGCCGCAGCGGCCCTCTGCGCGCTCCCGGGTGCAGGGCCAGAGGTCGTCAGGCATGCGGTCCCCTGCTCGGTCAGCTAGCGAGACGGCCTGCGTCCAGGTCGGCAAGCAGGTCCGGCGCGTACTCACGGAGCAGTTCCACCGCGAACTCGATCTTGTCCGCGACACGCTGGCCGGATGGCTGCCAGGAACTCCACAGTTCCAGGTTGCCGGAACGGAAATTTACCAGCGGCCCATCGGTGCGGTTGTCGGCTCGCTGCCCGTTGACGTGATGCACGGTCTCGTTCCGCTTCAGTTTCCGGCCGAGGAGTTGCTCCATGATGACCCGGTGCTCGTAGATGTATCGGCCTGCTGTTTTTCGGCACATATAACCGTTCTTATCCCGGTGCCATTCAGCTGGCAGATCGGGGGAACGGTATGGCCGTCCAGTCGGGCCTGATGGACCGAGGTGTCCGTGAACTCGCATGCGTTTCTCATGCATTGAACACCAACCGGTGGCTGTGCGGAAGCTCATTCGGTCGCATCCATCGACAGAGCACGGTGTGATTCCACGACGGTACGGCGTTTCGCCCTTGACCGGGGCCTCAGACGGGATTCCCCGAGCCTTCCGGTATCGGTGCATGTCGCAAAGCCCTTTGGCAACGTGCGGGCGTCCGCAGCCCTCCACGTCGCATGTACGATTACTCACGCTGGTGCCCTCTAACGCAGGGTGCTGGCAGAGGCCGGGCGGGCTGACTCCCACCCGGCCTCACCAGTTTAACGGACCCCTCCGACAAAACCCCTCTAATCGGAGAAGTGAATCGGCCTACAAGACCTTAATTGCACGAAAAGCATTTGGAATGAGAATTACCGAGTTGTTTCGCCAGAAACAAATTAGGCCACGCTGGCCACTCGGGCGCCCCGTTGATTGGTCGAAAAGCACCGGCGCGACTTCGCTGCTCATCCCGACACGGTCGACTATCAAAAACCCGCGTCCGAAGTCCCCGAGGATAATCGGCCGGTCACCGCTCGCGTGCGTGGTGACCATGTCGGAGTCCTCGTACGCCGGGTAGCCGAGCAGTTCCGCCGGCTGGCCCTGGCTCGGCCGCGCCCACGGGTCGCCAGCCGAGGACGCGACAGCGGTGAACAGCTGCCGGTAGGCGTTGTACGTGGTCTTGCTGGCCATCCAGTTGGCCCGCGGCCGGAACCGCGGGGGCATGACGTCTTCCAGCGCGTACAGGTCGGCCGCCGTCAGGTTGGCCGTGCTGCCACCGGAGACGTTGCTGGCGGTTCCCAGGGTGCCGAGGATGCCGCCGGCGTTGGTGCCGGTGCCGTCGCCGTTGGTGAACGAGGACGACTCCTCCACGTCCTTGGCGTCCGCGATCAGCATCATCATCTCGCTCTGGAGAGCGGCCCAGTCCTGCTCGACTTCCATCGAGAAGGGCACGAAGGCGGTGACGCGCTCCGCCTTGACGGTGGGCTGCGCGAGGGTTGGCGTGTTGTCGGCCATCGCCGCGTTTTCCGCCGACCGCGAGACGCTCACCCCGGCGCTGGTCACCAGGTCGTATTCCTTGCCGGTGATCGTCGCGGTCCGGCTGATCTGCCGCAGCGGGTTGATGGCACCGTTCGAGGTGAGGATCACGGTCGGGTCGAGCTGGAAGGGCACCGCGAAGCCGCCGGCCGAGCCGGTGCCGACCGCCAGGGCCCGCCCGCGCTCCAGTGCCGCCTGCTCCTCCTGGGTCATGGCCAGCGGCGACTGCCGGGCCATCGCCTTGCCCCATGCCCGCATGTACAGCGGCGAGCCGGTGACCATGACGCGCCTGGCGAGGGTGGCCTCCTCGTCGTCGATCGAGTTCAGGAGCCGTTCCACCACGGACTGGGACCGCTCGCGGGATTCCGAGCCGGGGAAGGTGCCCCGTTCCACCACCCGCAGTGCGTTCTCCCGGTAGGCGGTGGCGGACTCGTCCAGGGACAGCCCGCGCTGCCGGACAGCTGCCACGTCGTAGATGCCGTCGTCGCGGGACGGGATGAACGCGGGCGCGCTGCGGCCCTGCCCGTTTCCCGCAGGCGCGGTGTACCCGGACGCGGTGCCGTCCACCCGCTCGCCGGAAGCCTGGCCGGCGGCCAGGCGCTGCCGGGCGTGGATCGCCGCGACCCGCTCCCGCCGGGCCGTCAGGGCCCGCTCGTGCTCGTCCAGGGCGCGGGTGTGCTCGTCCAGTTCGGAGCCGAGCGCGTCCCATTCGGCCTGGATCTCCGGGGTGTAGGCCCGGTCCGCGTACTCGTCGCTGATGGCGAGGATCCGCGAGTCGATCTCGTCCCTGCGAGCCGCCCGCTCCTCAATGGTCGGTGTGCCGTCCACGTCGTTCTTCCCTTCATCGGTGCTGCTGGTGGATGCGGCCGTTGAGTGCTGGTGCGGCTCGACGGTTCCCTGCGCGGCGGCTCCCTCGGGAGTGCCGTCCCCGGTGCCATCGCTGGCGGCCGGTACGGTCTCGCTCCTGCCGGAAGTGCCTGAATCCCCGGAATCCCCTGACCCGCCGGATGCGGACGGGGTGTAGCCCGGGTCGATCTGCTTCATGGCCCGCTCCAGGGCCGCCTTCGCCTGCGCGGCGTCGGTCAGGCCCTGCGTCTGCGGGAGCCGGGACAGCGCGTCCCGGACGCCTGCGGCGTTCGGTGCGTCGCCCGGGTGGTACTTGTACGGCAGCGCCCACGCGGCCTGCGTGGACTTGTCGCCTGCCTTGCGCCCGGCGCAGATCCCGGCGTAGAACACGGCCGGGTTGGGCGAGTTCGCCCCGTTGGACCACGCCTTGGAGGCGTCCCAGTCCGAGTTGTCCACGGCCGCGGCCCGCTCAGCGGCCTCGTCCGGCACGTCAGCGCGGCCGGCGCTGTCGCCCTCGGCGGGAGCATCAGCGGGGGCGTCCTGCGCGTGGCTGTGGCTGTGGCTCGCGTCCCCGTCGTGGGTGTGCTCGTGGCTGTGGTTCGCGTCGCTGCCCTGCGACCCGTAGGCGGGGTGCGGGTGGCTGTGGCTGCCCTTGATGGGCTCGTGCCGGGCCATCGCCGACGCCCGCTCCGCCTCCGTGCCGGCCTCGCCCGCATCCCGGCCGCTGGTGGCCGCGCCCGCGACGTCCCCGGTGGCGTCCATCGCGTCCGTGCCGCCCGGGGCCGCCGGGGTGCCCTCATAGGCGGTCTCCGGGAGCTTCGCCCCGCACTGGTCGCAGAAGATGGCGTCCGGCTCGTTCCACCGGGAGCACGCCGGGCACTGCACCGTCTCGCCCGCGGCCTGCTGGTACGACTGCCGGGCACCAGTGGCTCCGCCGCCGCCCGGGAACGCCGAGTCCGGGAGTTCAGCACCGCACTGGTCGCAGTAATTCGCGTCGGCCTGGTTGTACTTGCCGCAGGACGGGCACTGCACGTCCTCGCCAGGGCGGCGCTGGTACGGCTGCGCGGCGTCCGGCCGGGTCGCGTCCGGCTCGTTCCCGGCGGCGCGGTCCGCCTCGCGGGCCTGCGCGGCCCGCACGCCCAGGATCTCCGCGTCGGCGAACGCCGGCATGGGCGTCGGCCCGTACTCGATCAGCGCGATCTCCTTGCGGACCACGTGCTGCAGCGAGCCGTCACTGCGGGAGTAGTACGGGCCTTTCGGGTCGGACTGCAGGTAAGCCCCGGTGTAGGACATGCCCATCGGGTCGCCGTTGCGGATCGACTCCAGCACGTCATCGGCGAGCTGGGTCCGGTTGTAGGCGGTGTGGGTCAACAGCCCCCTGCCGTCCGGCTTGACCAGCACCGGGCGGCCGATCGGCACCGAGCCGCGCTCCGACGGCGTGCCGTGCAAGGTGCGGCCGTGGTGGTAGAACGCGCCGAACCGCAGGCCCCGGTCAGCGACCGTCTTGTGGAACGCCTGCGGGTGGTTCTCCTCGGTGTAGTGACCGTCCTGGTCGTGGATCTCGGCCGGGTTCCCGAACGTCGCCGCGTAGGCGACCACCGTCCGGCCGTCACCGCCCTTGGCGCGGGACAGGATCTCGATGTCATCCAGCGGCAGGACGCGGGAGCGGAGCCCGTCACTGTCACCGTCCAGCGCCCGGCGTACCCGCCGATCCGTTTCGGTCGTGGACATGGGCCGCCTCTCTTGTTGGATGGCAGGGCAGCGCGAAAGGACCGCTCTCGCCCAGGGGTGCGGGAGCGGCCCGGCAAGGGGGCGGGTCAGTGAGCGGCGGCCGGAACCCGGCCATTCGCGCTGGGTGCCGCAGTGGCGCCGAGCGGGAAGCGCATCACGTCATCGCCGCGGTGCACGGCCAGGTGGGTGAACGTGACCGGCGTGTCCGGCACCGGAGAAGGCAGGTCGCCGCCCGGCCCGGCGTAGGCAATGGTTACGTGCGGCACCCACTGGGTGTGCTCGCTGGCCGACAGGTCTTCCAGGCCGGCCCGGAGCGCGGCCGCGCCAGGAAGATCCACCGGGGCGTACACGGGCTGCTGGCCGTCGCTGGAACCGGACGGGGGGAACGTGCCGAGGCCGCCTACCGTCCCGGTCAGCGGGCCCGGGGCGTCGCTGGCCGCCTGCAGGGCCCGGGCGCACGCCTGCGCGAACGCGGCATCGTCCAGGTCGGGCCCGAGGTAGACGACGGTGATGTGGTGATCGGTGACGCCGCCGGGCACCGGGGCGATGGTCCCGGGCGGCAGGTCCAGGGAGATCATGCCGGGCCGGGTGTCCTGCTCGCCTGCCGGGTAACCGTTCATGGCGCGGGCCCCGGCGGTGCTACCGTTCGCGCCGATCGCCGCGGGAGCCTTGCCGTTGCCGGACGCCGGGACTGCGGGCTTGGCGCTGGCAGCCGGGGCCGGGACGGCAGCAGGAGCGCCGGCGGGGACGGACGGGCTCTCCGCGCCCGGCTCCGGGTGGGCGGAACTCTCCGCACCCGGTTCCCACAGCTGCACCGAGATCATGCCCGAGTGCTGGAGCACGCTCCAGTCCTTGCCGGTGACGGCGCTCACCGCGGACTTGGGGGTGAAGCCGTCCCGGATCAGGGCCGTGATCGTGGCCGCTTCCTGCTGCTGGATCTTGGCCACGTCCCCGGCGTCCTGCCGCATGAACGGGACACGGGAGTCGTACCAGAGCGACGCACCGGCGGGCGGTGACCTGAGAATGGGCTGCAGCGACGAGGCGGCATTCCCCCACAAATGGACGAGGGTTCCGTCGCTGAACCGGCGCCGCGCCGAGTCGAAGTTCCCCGCGTTCAGCGCACTGCCCTGCAGGCCCTCGGAGAAGCCCACCCACGACGGCGGGACACCCGCCGCGGCGGCGAGACGGGACTCAGCACGGCCCTGGACCACCGCGTAGTCCATGTCCTTCAGCGACGACCCGACCACGGTCACATCCGCGCCACCGCCGAGGAACAGGGTGCGGAAGGCGTTACCGATGCCCCGGTGCTCCTCCTCCATCAGGGCCTTGAACGCCTTCACCTTGTCGATGGTGAGCTGCGGGTCGAACTTCACCGCCAGGTTGACCGTGGCCGAGTTCTCGAAGAACCGCCACTTGTGCTCCACGCTCGCCTGATCACCCTGGAGTTCCCGGATGACCGGGGTGATCCACGACTGGCCGAGGAAATGGAACCAGGGGTCGGGCACCGGGGCGAAGTGGGCCACCTCGTCCGGCAGGAAGATCTGCGGCCGCCCGCCGGCCGGGGTGTAGAAGTACCCGGCGACCTCGGTGTCCGCGGCGAGCGCCGGGTTCTCCTCGTTCTCCTGGCTGCCCAGGATGATCGTCACCAGGTCCGGGCGGAGCACGTTCAGCTGGTCCGGGCGGGTCCGGCGCACGTAGGCGTTCCCGGCGAGGGAGTTGTGCAGTTCCATCCGGGCCAGCAGATCCGAGGTCGTGCCGCCCGGCCACGGGCTCTCCAGGACGGCCAGCTCAGGGGTGCCGAACAGGTCACCGGGCATGGACCCGCTGAACCGCGTCCACTGGAAACGGACCTGGGAGAACACCTGCATCCGGGCCATGATCAGCGCGAAGACCGGCCCCGACGTCTTGTACGCCGCGACGGCAGAGGCGGCGACCTTCTCCCGGTCGAGGGAGCCCATCGTGGTCTGCACGAACGGCGCCGCCGGGCCGCCGAAGGAGAAGAAATCCTGGTACTGATCCCAGGACAGCGGGTCGATCGACCGGGACTGGGACTGGCGCGCCGGCATGCTCGCGCTGATGCGCTCGAGGAGACCCAAAACCCGCCTCCCCGATCACTGGTGCGGGTGATGGGCGGGCGGAACGGTCAGGTCAGGCGGGTGTCATGCTCGCGGCGGAGGCACAGGCCGGGCGGACCGCCAGCCCTCCCGCCCGGCAATCGCGCACCAGGTCAGCGCGAACCACGCGATCGTGAACGCCCTCGCTAGCAGCCAGCCGATCCCGAACAGCAGCCCGGCGATCAGCGTGAGCACGGTCCGCCAGAAGTGGATCTCGCGGGCCTGTGCGGTGATCCGCTCAGCGGGGATCCGCTCAAGCGTGACCATCGCTGCCCTCCGTGGCCTCAGCGAGCCTGCCGGGCTCGTACACGGCGAAGGCGGAGACGCCGACGAGAACGCGGACGGTGACGCCAGGGAGGCCGGATTCGACAATATTGGCCAGTTGCCGGGCCTGGGCGGCGGTGACACTCTGGTCCGGGACGGCCAAGAGCAGCGTGTCACCGGAGTGCACTACGGCTGCGCTCTGAACGTGCAGCCGGATATCAGCCTTCGGACTGGTCTGACTTGCCATCGCTGCCCTCCTCCGGTGCCGCGACGCTGCTGATCTCGACGCCGGTCATCGCGGGCGCGATGTTCAGCAGGCGCTGGTCGCCGAACCGCTCGAGGTAGATCTGGACGGCGTAACCGCGGCGGGCGTCGATGACGATCCGCGAGATCGTGTTCACGTCGGTGTCTCGGACGACGTGGGCCCCAGCGAGAGCGTCCAAGAACTCTTCGCTGGTGATGGCTCGCGGCCTGGTGCCCATCAGACGCGCTCCGGCCAGTGCCACGTGCCGCCGTTGTGCGTGCGCCGGTCACCGGGCAGGATCTTCTCGGGTGCGGGCAGTTCGTCCTGCGGGACGCCCTGATTGAAGAACAGCCCCGTCGGGTTGAGCACGCACAGGTCAACGAGTTGCGCGTCGTCCGGTCCGAGGTCATCGGCCCCATCGCCGTGAACCGGGTACTCCAGCGGCTCACCGACGCCCGTAACGACAGCGGCCCGGCACTGGCTCGTGTACTCGCCGCCCGACGCGCCGTAGCTGACATAGTGAACTATCCGGCCCACCGATGGCTGCTGCACTCGCTGCTCCTAACCGAACATCACGAACGGGTCCGGCGGCTCGGCCAGGCCATGGGTCATGAACCCGTGCCGGGCCAGCGTCACCGCGTTCAGCGGGCAGGTGCCCGCGCCATCGCCCCGGGAATCGAACGCCCACGAATCACCCAGCTTGCGCCGGACCACATCCCGCGCCGCGTCATCGAGCGGGCCTGCCGGCAGGATGCGCAGCCGGTCATCGGCGACATCCCGGGCCAGCGCCACGCACGCCTGCGCCCACTCCCGGCCGCCCACCACATGCAGCAGATGCTCACCCGGGCCCGGCTTCGGCTTCACGCCCCGCTCGATCAGGTCCTTCTCGATGCTCGCCGCCGCCGACGACGGATTCAGCACCACCGCGCACGGCTTCCACCGCTCCACCATCTCCAGCAGCCGGCCAGTCAGCCACCCGGTGCCATCCCGGTAGTCCACCAGCTCGATGTGGCCGAGACCGTCCGTACGCCGGCCGCTGACCCCGATCGCCGCACGGGACAGATCCGGGGCGACACTGAACCCGATCGCCACCGTCCCCGCCGGGGCCGAAGTGTCATCCGCACACCCGCGCCACCGGTCCAGGCTGATCGCGCCACCCGCAGTGCCGTCCCACACACCGAGCGCCTCGCGCATGAAATCGGCCGGGCTCAGCAGTTTCCGCATCCGCAAGATCGCCCGCGCCGGCGTCCGCTTCGGATACGAGGGATTCGCCTTGCGCCACGCAGCCCGGTCATCCGGGTCCGACCCCGGCGGCGCCGACAGCTCCGCGTACAGAACGCCCTCGCTGTCACCAGCCAGGGCCTCCTCGCGTATCCGCCGGACAACCTCACCCGGATCCGTGGGCTTCGGCGGCGTGCACATCAGGATGATCTGCGGGTTGACCGCCTGGTTCATCGTCGGCACCAGATCCGACAGCGCGTACTCCGTCAGGATCTGCGCCTCATCCAGGACGAGGCGCCGCACCTTCGTGAACCCGCGGATAGCGCCCCGCTCCCGGGCAGCGAACACAATCCGCGAGCCGTTGCGGAACGGGATGCACTCGTTGCCCGCCGCGGTGGTGATGTCGTCATAGTCGATGTGCGGCCCGAGCGGCTGGGACTTCGCCCATGCCCGCATCTCGTTGAACGACTCCCGCGCCACCTTGAACCGGTGCGCCGTCCACACCGTCGTCGTACCCGGATTGATGATCGAGTCGGCGAACGCCAAGCCGCCCACATCGAACGTCTTCCCCACCTGCCGCGGAATTGACAGCAGCGCCGTGTCCGCCGCATAGAGCCCACTGCGGGTCTTCGCCAGAATGCACCGGTTCAGCCCAGCCTGCCACGGGTCGAAAATGATCCCGATCCGCTCACAGACACGCTCAGTCGACGGGAAACCGCTGGTTACTATGCCCCTCGGCAGGATGAGGTGGGCAGCTTCAGGAAGAAGCCCACTTCTCGTCCGGGGTCGCTGCCGCCTCGCCAATGTCGTCTGCCCTGGTTTCCGCGTCCAGCGCCTCGATCTCCCTGGCGATCTCCAGCAGCCGGCGCGACAGCGCAGCCAGGTCACGGGGCGGCGTACTAGAATTGTCAATGTCGGCCGCGATGCGCGCCCGCAGCGCGATCAGCAGGTCACGGCGCACCCCGTTCTCAGCGGCGGCCCTCACGGTCATCGGGCCGCGCTTGGGCGGCATCTCGTCCTTGACCACCTTCAGCGGCGGCTTCCGGGAGCGTGCAGGCACGGGGCCCACCTCCCGGGAAAATGGAAAAAAGCGTGTGTAAAAAAGTTTGACGCGGCGGGTCAGGGACTACACGGGGTTACATCGGAACCCCGCCCCCCCTACCGTGTGTGATGGCTGGGGCTTGAGAGCGTCGCCCGCGGTCACGGTTCGTGCTGCTTACCTGCGACGATGCCGGACGGTCAGGCTCGAGGTCGCCGCGCTGAATCTCGCCGCAGGCATTCACCAGCAGGCATTCCCGCCATGGTGCAGTGCGCCCGGCTGCATGCGTCCCATACCCACGACGCGGCGCCTGTGGTGTGGCTGCCTGACTGCTGGCGTATCCCGTGGGTGTGCGGTGTGCGGTGTGCCAAGCCTGGTGACTGCCGTACTCCGTGCCGTCTGCTGCTTACCTGCTGTGCGACTGCCCGCCTGCCGTGTGCTGGATGCCGCGGGTAACCATTGGCGGGATGTTCGCCAGGGCTTGTTCGCCGGGGTGGTTCCCGGGGGGATGGTTGCACGGCGGGTCCTGGCACGGCGCCGGTTCCGCTCGGCAAGATTGCAACGGCTGTGTGCTGGTCCGCGATAGGCCGTGCGATCTGGTGTATGGGCCAGGTGCCACGGTGTGCCGGGCCTGATCCACCGGGTAGGCATCAGGCAGATGACCTCAGCACAGAACGCCTCACCGGCATCCACGATGGGCTTGAGCCGGGCGCGTTCTTTCTGGTGCTCTGATCCGTAGCCGCGGTCTGTCGTGCTGCCGGGTGTGGTCATGGTGTGTGGCCGGGGCATGGCCCGTAGTGCGGTGCTTCGGTCCGCACGACCACACCTCCAGCGCTGTGCATCGCCGGGCAGCGGTACTCGGCCGTGTCTGTGACGACCTGGCAGTCGCACAGGATGGCACCGCTGGTCTGCCGGTAGCTGCACTTTGGGTGGTGCGCGTCAGCGGGCATGGCGTGTGCGAGTTCGAAGGCGCGCGGGAAGTCGAGTGCCATCAGCGCTCGTGGAGTTCCGGGCCGTCCTGGCGCGGCCGGCTGAAGATGTAGCGCTGCCCGTCGAAGGTGACCAGACGCCAGCCGTCATCGGCCATGGCGGTGAGTGCGGCGGCGATGTCCGGGCCGAGCGCCTCTGGTGTGCGGTCGGCGTACTCAAGCTGCTGGCGTGTGCCGTGGCCCAGTGAGTCGCGCGGAGCGGGCTTATTCCTGACCCCTGTGCGCGGCCTGACCGGAATGATCCTCGGCGCTCTGACCTCGCGTGGCGGCGGTTCCGGTGGCGCGGTCACGGCTTCCGCGCTGACTTGTAGCCCGGGTGCCCGGCGTAGACCTCGGCGAAGGATCGGGCCACCATGCGCAGCGTGGCGACGCCCTGCGAACCGGTATCGAGCTGCCGGGCCTCGTCGAACATCTCCACGATTTGGCGCTTGCCTCTGACGTCGCGGAGCGTTGCAGCCGGGTCCTGCTGCCGCCAGTACGTCTCGGCGGCCGGACCGCCGCAGGCCGTGAAATCGGGCATCTTGCCGGGGATGCGCGCGGCGAACAGCAAGCCCTCGGCGCCGCGCTCGGCTTCGCCCAGCCGGGCGGTCAGGAACGCGATCAGCGCGTCATCGGTCACAGCGCCATCCTGCCACGGGACAGCACGGCCGGCATGAGCCAATCAGCGCACGCCGCCGCCCGACCGGCGCATCTCTGCCAGGAAGCGCTCTTTGACCTCCGCCGCTTCCGCGTCGGTCATCTCCGGCGCGCTGAACCTTCATCGCGCCCAGCCAAACGGGATGTGGATCGAGAGCCAGCCGAACAGCAGCCACACGATGATCGACACGGCGTAATGCAGCGGCGTCCAGGTGGCGAAGTCCAGCGGGTGCCCGAAGTCCAGGCCCTCCAGTGACCACAGGTTGCGGGACAGGGTGAACGCCGGGTTGACGATCAGCCCGTACATCTCGGGGACCATGAAGCCCGCGACGATCCACGCGCACCAGAACGCGCCCCAGTCGGACAGGGAGCCGAGCGTCACCCAGGTGACCGTGGCCACGGCGCTGGTGACGGCGAAGACCCGGCGCGGGTGGCTCGTGCGCATCAGGCCTCCCGCGATTTTGCTCAGGGCGTCTCGCAGCCCGTTCTTGCCGGCCGGTGAGCGTTTGTAACTTTCCGCAGGTCAGAGGATCGGGCCTGATCGGGCCGATTTTGCACTTGCTGCTCATTCGGGCATCCCCTGGCAGCAGGTGCACCGGACATCGTGGCAGCGCCCGCATTGGCCGCGTTCGCAGAACGAGCAGACGTACTCGTCCTCGTTAGCCATCAGGCGGCGACCTGAGTCAGCTGCCTTACGCGGAAAGAGCCGTCCGGCTCGCGAACGATCCAGTCCCCGCTGTGCGCCACGACTTCGCCCTCGGGCGTCTGGACACGGATGTTGTGCAGGCAGTCGTCGTAGGTGCTGCCGCACCACTCGGCTACCTCGTAGCCGTAGACCGAGCAGACTTCGCGCGCTTCTCGCGCCATCATCACGCCTCCGTTCACGCTGTTGCCGTCTGCGGCCCGTAGGCGGGTGGCTGGCATTCGATGGTCACCCGCACCATGTCGGCCTTGGCCGGGTCATCGCACGAGGTGAGCAGGTTCGAGCACAGCGACGGGGCCGGGTTATGAGCGTGACGCATGTATACGTGCCGGATTGTCGCGTCGCCCTTTGGGTCGTCCTGGCCAAGCGCCCGCACCATGTCCCTGAGAATGCCCAGCAGCTCAATCTGGACGCGGGCGAACTGGTCATAGTCGGCGGACGCCGGGATGTCGGCGGACACCCACAGCGGGGAATCGGGCTGCACCGGCCCTCCTGTCACGCTGCTGCAGGTCTCAGATCGTCCTCGTCGTCGCCGCGGCGGTCACGGGGCGGCAGGAACAGCCAGAAGTACAGGCCGAAACCGGCCATCAGCGAGTAGCACGCGACGATGAGGGCGACATGGAGGAAGGCGTGCATGAGCGAGCCGATCGAGCGAGGATGGCAGCGGCCGAATGGCCGGTTTCACCCTATCGGTCAGGCTGCCCGCTGAAGATCGGCAGGTGTGGCGCGGCGGCCGCGGAGCTGGCGCGGGTCGATGCCCGACGTGCGCAGCCCGTTCTCGCGGGCAATCTCCTCAGCGCGCCGGACCGCTTGCGGCGTGTGCAGCGGCCAGCCGCGCTCGTTCAGGCCTTGCGGAACCAGCCAGCCCTTGCGGCGCCAGTCGCGGATGGTCGCGGGCTCAACACCCACCAGCCGGGCCGATTGCGGAGTGCTCAGCATGCCGTCACCACGGGTGGGGCGCATGAGCATCACCCGCCCTGTACAGCAGAAATGCCCCGGCCGCAAATCGGCTCGGGACATACGTGTGACGCCTGCGCTTAGTGTGGTACCCCCGCGAGTAGCTGTCAACTTACGCCGCGGCGCGCCGGCGCGGGTGTTCTGCCCGATCACAGGTGCACGCCTGCCAGGCGCACTGCTCATGATCGCCGTTCTGGCACCGCCGGCACGACGGCAGCCCCGCACCTTCCGCCCAGCGGGCATACCACGCAGCCCACTCGCGGAACTCCTTCGCGTCCATCGTGTCGCCGCAGGAGTCGCACCGGGACATCTTCGCCGGGAGCCTCGGGTCCGACGGTGGCTCTGCCCGCTCAAGTGATCCCATCGCGTTGCAGCTACGGCATGGGATGCCGTCGAACGACTCTGGCTGCGGCCTGGTCTCGCCCAGGATCTTGCGTGCCCGGTGATGCAGGTCGAGGATCTCGTTCCCGGCTTCGGCGCCGGACAGGAGCTGGGGCACTTTCACCCACCCGTCGCCGCCGTTGATCATCTCTATGCCGCCGATCACCGCGTCGAGCTCGGCGGGCAGAATCGGCCGGTCCGGGATCACGATGCTGGACGGCTCGTGCTCGCAGCCGAGCGAGCAGGCGTCCGGGTCTGCGGCGCGCCACAGGCCGGACTGAACGCTGTAGCTGATCCGCAGCTTGCAGCGGCGGCAAACACTCGTGGGTACCGGGACTGAGCGGGTGCGGCCGGGCGGATAGGTGAACACGCGCGATGTCCAGCCGGGCTGCAGGGCGATCAGGGCATCCACGTGGCCGTGGAGAGTTACCGCCGCGCCGGCCACCGAGCCGGGGGCCAGCAGGTCGCGGCCTGGATTGCGGGGAGTCAGGTGGGCGACGGCGCGGACGCGGGCTTCCCATCCGGCGAGGACCGCGGCGATGGTGCGCATGAGCGCGTCCACCTCGGCGCGCACCGGCTCCGAAGGCCCGAACGGGGAACGGACGTTGCCGGCACCCACCTTCGGGGGATCACCGAGCGACGCCGCCAAGCGCAAGTAGGCGGTGGGGAACTCGTCCAGGCAGGTGCGGATACGGTCGCGGCACGGGTCGCAGAACGCGCGGTAGGTGAGGCCGGGTTCGCGGCGGAAGGTGCCGTCGCCCTGGTCGACGATGCGGGATCCGCTGCACCATTCGGGGGGCTGCCGGGAACAAATGCGCTGGCCTTCGTCGTCGCGCTCCACCATGAGGCCAGTGTGCAGGGGGGTGGCAGGTGGTACGGACAGGGCGGGCAACGATTGGGCAACGGAGCAGAGCGGGAGGTTCAGCTCGCGCTGGACGGCGGGGATTCCGTCGCGTAGCAGAAACGCCACAGGCACCGGCCGGCCGACGAGAACACGTGGTCATGCGCGGGAACCTCATCTGGTGGCACCTTAGCCTCGGCATGCGCGGCAAGGAACACCTGCTGCTGCTCGCTGTGCTCCTGCTCCCGCAGATACCGTTCGGCTTCCTCGGCCTGCTCAAACCCGCACACACGCGCCAGGCTGGCGACAGGTGCCGCGTCCTCGGCGCTCAGGAAACCGGAACCCCAGTCCATGCTGCTGATCACCAGGTCGTAGAGCGCCTGAACGCCTTCGGTGATGTCCGTCTCGGTGCCGTCGGCAGCCCGCGCGAACATGTGCACGTCGTTCATCTGCTGCTTGCCCGGCCGATGCGCTCAGACACCTGCATCAGCTGGGAACGCATGGCCGCAGCGGCGTCCGCGCTCATCTTGCCGTCCATAAACAGCTCTACCTGCCGTTTGGCGGCTGGCTGGCCGAACACCATGACGGTCAGAGCGGCACCTGTGACCTTGATGGCGTTGATGATCGGCTCGTGCGCCTTGATCTGCCTGGCCTGCCAATCGTCGAACTCGAGCTGGAGCGCGGCCATACGGCGCTGATAGTCGCGGGTATGCGCGATTCCCTTGGCTACTCGCTCGTTGTACTCGGCCAGCTCCTCGAAGCGCCTAGGCATGCTCATCCCCTCATCCTCCCACCGGGGCGCAGCTGCTGGCCTTCACGAGGATGCCGAAGTCGCGGTAAGCCCGTTCCAGGGCTTCCAGCGGTCACGCTCGTCCCGCAGGTCCAGCACGACCGGCGGCCCATCCCAGACCGCCGTGACCCGTACCTCGCAGCCCACATAGTCCGAGTCGAACTCGGCACGGTGCTCGGTGTGATCGCCGGTCTCCTGGCAGTGGATCACCGACTCCGGGCCGACCAGCGTTGCGCTGCACTCGCTCATCCCCTCACGCTCCCATGTCCGGCGGCACCTCGGCCCAGTCCTCGACGACGATGATCCGCCGGCGCTGCACACGCGACCCCAGCGCCTGCTGGTCCCGGGCCCACCGGGCAGCCGGGTACTTCGGATCCTCACCGGCCGTGGAGCGGATCACCACGTCACCGTCGATGGTGCGGGCCGCGTACTCGGTCACCTCGCCGGAGCTCACCCGGCGCACCGGGGCCAGTCGCAGTCCTGGTAGGCCGACGGCGGGCAGTGCGATGCCTGGCAATCGTCCGGGCCCGGCTCGGGGCAGTCGGCGCATGGCCCGCTGTTCAGGCTCACCAGTTCGTAGTGGCACCGGGCGTTGCGCGAGTCCCAGAAGTGGCACGTCTCGCGGGAATCCTCAATGGTTTCATCGTCAACCTCGTCATCAAGGGTGCTGCGGCTGTCGGTCATCAGTCCTCCCCGCAGTAGCACTCTTCGTAGCCGCCACGGCCGGAACAGATCCCGGTGTAGGCCGGGTCTCCGTAAGACGGCTCGGCGCAGTAGCACTCGCCGTCCGGGCAACCCCTACGGCAGACAGGTTCGCTCCTTCGCATGTCCTGGTCCTCTCTCGCTGCTGAAATAATGACCACCATGGTCATCGACGTCATCCCCCGCCCAGCTGCTCGACCTGCACGGCCTCACCCTGGAGCAGATCGCCGCACTGGACACCACCCACGAAGTCCTCGCCCGCATCCTGCCCGACGGGACCGTGCCCGTGCCCGTCGCGTCGTTCAGCTCGTCGATCTGAGCCTCCAGCCGGGCCGCCCGTACGGGACGTGCGGCCCTACTGGAGGCTCAGAACCGGTCCGGGATCGGGTTAAGACGCCGCCAGATCGCGGCTTCGCGCTGGCTGCCCTCACTGGCGCTGAACGAGTTGCCATTGCTCCACATCGTCATCACCTCCCCTCGCTGTCCTGCAGATCGGCGGTCAGCACGACCTGCACCCGGTCAATGCGGTTCCATACGGCACTCAGGCGCGTGCGGTTGAGCGTCACCTCGTGCTCCTCGTCCGGTGGCCCGAGAGCATCCCGCCAGCGGGTGAAGACCGCACGCCGGTCCCCGTCGGTGAGAACCTGGCCGCGCAGTTCGCCTGTGGTGCCGATCGTCCACTGCAGCGGGGGCAGCTGCTCGGTGACAGCCCGGTCCATGAGGGTGCCGAGCAGGGCCAGGGCACGGAACTGCCACGCCAGGCGCTCGGTCTCGGTGACGGGGGTCATGGCGCTCCCCCCTCTGACGCGGCGATGACCGCCGCCACCCACAGCCAGGCGATGTGCCATGCCTGATCCAGGGCAGCGGCACCCGTGCCGAGGCCGGGGTTGTCGTCGTGGCCGGGGCGGGGTGCGCCGAGCCGGTAGAAGGTGAGCTTGCCCGTGGAGTCCTCGAGCATCCCGGCGAGGCGTTCCAGTGGCCTGCGACGGTCAGCGACGTAGTGGGTGGCCGCATCGGCGGCGAGAGCGACCGCGGCACGCGGCCAGTTCACCCGGCGGCCGGAGACGTGCAGGACAGCCAACGCGCCCGCTTTGCAGGCGGTCATGGACGCCACGTGGGCGGCGCAGGCCCGGCGGCCCACGTTACCGGGGAGTCCCTTGGCGGCTGCCTGCGCGTTGGTCTGGGCCCAGTAGTCACCCGCCTGGTGGGCGGTGAACAGGGCAGCAAACAGGTCGCCGGTCGTCGCGGTGGTCACGTTCTCTCCTCTTACGTCCCCGGGCCCCGGGAGGCCGGTCACAGTTGGGTGTCTCAGACTTCTCGCGCCGACATGATGTGGCACTCCGCGCCATCCAGGAACAGCGCCGCGGCCACGTCTTCGGTGGTGACGTTCCAGTGATCGTCCGGGACGATCTCGAAGCCACCGGGGCGGTCCAGCGCCCGCAACTGCTCATCCAGCACGTCACGCGGAATGTCAGGTGTCAGTTCGCGAAGGCGGGCGAGGCCGACCCAGTTGGTTTGCGTTTCGCGGCTAATCGCCCAGCACAGGGACCGGATCCGCTGCTCAAGCTCGGTCATTCCGTGAGTGGTGGCCGTCTCCATTGCCTCTCCTAGTACCAGTTCGGGCTGTGGGATGTCTCAAAATGCCATGCGGCGCACGGCGTCCCGTACTTGCCGTTGATGTACGCGAGCCCCCACCTGATCTGGGCGGCGGCGGCTCCGGGCTGGTAGTCGCCACCCCACCCGGTGATCTTCTGCGGGATACCGCGCGCGTCCGACGATGGGTTGGCGGCGTAGGCGTCGAACCCGGACTCGTGCGTCCAGAGTTCGTCCAGGCACGTTGCTTCGCTGCCGGTCCATCCGTAACCGGACGCGGCCATCGAGTTGGCGAGCGTCTCGTTGGCGTTGTGTGTCACCGGGCTGGCTGCCCCGGTGGCGCTGGTGACGGCACCGGGATGGCTGCCGAAGTAGACCACGGCCGCCGCCGCGGCGAGGATCGCCAGTTTTTTCACGCCGCACTCCCGGACGCTGCCGGGCGGGTGAACCCCACCGGGTTCGTATCGCCAGGTGGTGAGGACGGCAGGCCGAACGTGGACACCCGGACCGGGTAGCCGGATCCGTATGCCTCGATCATCTTGTGGGGGCCGATGACGATTCCCTCATGGCCGGGAGCGGACGCCGTGCCGTCGCTGCCCGCGAAGAACACCGCGTCACCGGGCTGCTCCTGGCCGGCCGGGACATGCGGTTCGGTGGCCCACTGATCCTGGGACCTGTGCGGCACCCTGACCCCCGCCTGCTGGTAGGCCGCCATCACGAGCCCGGAGCAGTCGAACGCGGACGGCCCGGTGCCGCCCCACAGGTACGGGTCGCCGATCTGCTGCTGGGCGTAGGTGACCGCTGTCCCCGCTGCACCGGAAGCGGAGGCAACGGGGATGAGACCGCCGTGGTGGCTGCCCACGTAGAACACGGCACCAGCCGCGCCGAGAATGAGCAGCTTCTTCACGGCGAACTCACCGGAGCGTCCCGGCGTCGCAAAGATCCTTGGCGATCTGAAGGATGCTGTCCGGGTCGATCGCGGCGGCACGCTCACAGACCAGCCGGAGCGTCAGCGTCCGCTTCGGCACCTGCACTTCGCCGGCGTCGATCAGCCATTCGGCCCACTTCCTGACAGGGGATTTCATCTGCCGGCGGGACCAGTCCGCGTAGCCCGCATTCAGGCCGAAGACATGCACCCCGCAGGCGATGGCGGCGCACCCGGCGGCGTATGTCAGGTCACCGTAGTTTCGGAGGTCTGGGTCAAGGAGGGGAACACCAGTCCACCATGGGATCATGGACGTGCCCGGAACGGTCGGCAGTCCCCCCTGCGGCGGGAAGGTCACGGCGGCCCTCTCTGGTTCGGTGTCCGCGCCCATCAGGCGCTCCATGACAGTCATCGCCGGGCACTCTTTCTCTTAGTTCCCAGCACGTTCAGGATGAGGAACGGCACGCCGAGGAACAGGGCGGCGATCCATGTCATCTGGGCGTTGGTGTGGCAGGCCGGGTGAGCCGCCATGCAGGCGACCGGCGGCCCGGAGATGTGCGGGCCGATCAGGGCCGCCAGTGCCATCCAGGCCAGCGCTATCAGCAGGGGCGTCCACAGCCCTTTCATAAGTTCTCCTCGGCGCTGCTGGCCGCACGGAAGCGTGGGCCGAGGTCGACTTTGCCGGGATCGGCAAGCAGGTCATCCAGAGACAGCGCGCGATGATCGCGGGCGACCGGGTAGTACACATAAACGCCGCGCGGGAGCGTCCAGCCGTCTGGGCTGTCAAGGTCCATCTCAACCGCGATACTGCCGGAACCGGTAGCACTGATGGTGTCGACCCAGAACACGAGATCCTGCGTGTCCCCCAGCAGGGGCGCCAGATCCACGATCCGACCGTCCCGGTAGTAGCCCCAGAACCACGAGCCGAAACGCGGGCGCGCAACGGGCATCCACGCCGCCTCAGGAACATCCGTGCGCGGCATGGTGGTGAACCCCGGATCTTGGGGCTCGGGCTTGACAGAGCACTGGATCAGGGCGGCGACATCGCCGCCGTCAGGGCGCCAGCCGAACATGGCACCATGCTGGGGAAACGGGACGCCGTCGAAGATGACGTCGCCGACTGGCAGGTCAGATATGCCGTTCATTAGTTCTCCTCGGTGGTGTTGTGATTACGGATGCTGGCCAGCGTCTCGGCCAATTCGTCAGGCGTGGTCAGCACGTCGCGGGCTTTTGATCCCTCACTGGGGCCGACGATCCCGCGTGCTTCCATCAGGTCCATGAGCCGCCCGGCCTTGGAAAAGCCGACCCGCAGTTTGCGCTGGAGCATCGACGTTGACCCGAACTGGGTCGACACCACCAGCTCAGTGGCCTTGACCAGCAGGTCCAGGTCGTCGCCGATCTCACCGTCGATCTCCCGGTTCCGCTCCGGGGCGACCGCGGTCAGCAGGTCATCGCGGTACTCGGGGCGCTTCTGCTTCTTGCAATGCGCCACCACCGCCCGGATCTCCGTCTCCGTCACGAAAGCGTTCTGCAACCGCATCGGGGTCTTTGAGCCCATCGGGGAAAACAGGGCATCCCCCCCGCCGATCAGCTTCTCCGCCCCCGGCTGGTCCAGGATCACGCGGGAATCGGTGAGGCTCGAGGTGGCGAACGCCAGCCGGGACGGCACGTTGGCCTTAATCAGGCCCGTCACCACGTCCACGGACGGCCGCTGGGTGGCCAGCACCAGGTGGATGCCGGCCGCCCGGGCCAGCTGGGTGATGCGGACCACGGAGTCTTCCACGTCGCGGGGGGCGACCATCATCAGGTCGGCCAGCTCGTCCACGATGGCCAGCAGGTACGGGTAGGGCTGGTAGACCCGCTCGCTGCCGG